CTACGGCGCCCCTTTTTCGTTCCGGCCGCCGGCGCGGTGGGCGTCGCGCCAGGCGACGACTTCACCGGCCTTCCAGGTCGCCGGCTTGCGGGTCAGGCGGGCGGGGAACCCCGGCTTGCAGGCGTAGGTCCGCAGGAACTGCTCGCCCTTGATCCCCCAGAGCTGGCCGCATTCCTCGGCCGTCATCGCCAGCTCCTGCCACGGCAGCTTCTCAGCGGCGCTCATGCTCGTCCACCTTTCGCCCGCCGCGGCTCCTGATGCTGGAGCCACGAATCGAGGCGCGCGCCGGCAACGCTGGGCACCGGCTTCCCGTTCTCGTACAGCGAGACGTATGAGGGGTTGACGCCTGCCTCGGCCGCCACGTCCCGCTGTGTCAAGCCGAACGCCTTGCGCAGCGCTGCCAGCGTCTCGGGCTGTCCGAACTCCGGGTGCTTGTCGTGCATGTGCCGGCGCAGGTTCTCGAACGTCCGATTGCAGCAGGGGCACACGCCGTTCATGACGCGCTGGCGCATGCGGTTGTGGGCCTTGCGGACTTTCTCGACCTCCTCGTTCGCGAGGTCGCGAGCCATGCGGGCCCTGGCCAGATCGTCCGCTGCGCCCTGCAGCTGCTCGCGCAGCTTCTGCTCCTCGGACTTGCCGACGTAGTGCTGGGCATGCCCAGCGGGGCAGTAGAAGTTCTGGTGGTCCCTTCTGCGCGCGTTCTGGAAATCGACGGGCATCGCGAACGCCATGCTGCACCGACAGCAGTGCTCGATCTCGAACCACACGTTGTCGGCGAACTTACCCACGGCCACCCTCCCGCGCGGCTCTGGCCGCGTCACGCTCGTCCTCGATGAGGTGGGCCGTGCGAGCATCCTCGAACGCGGCGCGCGCATCGGCCTTGCTGCCGCCGAATGCGGCCTCCAGATCGTGGCGCTGCACCCAGGCGGAGACGGCGCTATCGGGCAGGTCTCGGATCTTGTCACTCATCGCTGCTGGCCTCCTGTTGGGCGCGGCGGTCCTCCTCAACGGGAAGATCATTCTCTGCCCACCGCTTGGTGCCGTCGCGCCGGTCGATGTACCAGCTGCGCATGCGGCCGGTCTCAAAGTCGAATTGCATGCCAAAGCCGCCAGTGACGCTCACGCCCCACCTCCATTCCCGGCCTGGGCGGCGATGGCGGCGAGATAGTTCCGGCACTCCCAGATAGCGTCTGAATGTCCTTCGCCACAGGTCATTTCTCCCCAGCGTGAGTCGTCCAGATCCGCGATCTTGCGAATCACGTCGAGAGCCCCTTGGGGCGCGGGCGGGGCGGCAAGGTACTGTGCCAGTCGCTGGTGAGGGCACTGCCCGCTTTCGTATTCCAGCTCCGCCTTGCGGCTGAGATTGATGCACCCGCATGCCTTGCCGCCATCCCGCTCGTACAGCGCGGTCAGGATGTCACGCGGCAGCGCCACCGCATCGCCCACACCCGGCGCAGGGGCGGCGGCCTTGGCTGCCGGCTGCTGGGCCAGCGCGTCGGCGGCGACGGCGGTGAGCCGCTTCGCGATCGACTCGATGAATGCGATCTGGGGCAGCTCGTAGTCGTCCACTCTGGCGCTGTGCCGCAGGTCATTGATGATCGCCACTAGCCCATCCGTTGGCGGGGTCGCAGCGTCGGCGGGCGGCGAGGGGGCGGCTTCCTTGATCGCCTCGATGATCGCCACCTGCAGCGACGCGCGCCGCTGCGGCTCAGTGTCCAGGGTGAAGCGCCGCGCCACGTCCAGTGCGATTGTGTCGATGTCGTTGGTCATGTCCTGTGCCTCCAGTGCGTGGGGCGGTAGTAGACGTACATCACGTCCTCGTCTCGTTCGTCGGTGATGTACCAGAGCGCGCGCCGGCGGCGCAGCGGGCCTTCATTGCGCACGCCGTCGGCGTCGTCGATCTTGGTATCGACGATCACGCCCTCAGGGGCCGTCTCGATCGGGTTCCAATCGCTCATGCTGCTTTTCTCCGGATCAGGCGGCGCCACCAGGGCGCGCGCAGGTGTTCGACTTCGGCGCGCAGCTGGATCACCTCCTCGGTGATGGTGGCCAGCTGCTGGCGCAGGACGGCTTTGGTCGGCTGCTTGAGCCGGCGAGGCGGCTTGGGGAAGAGCTGGCCGGTCATGCCGCGCGGTCCTGAGGCGGCTCGAGCGTGTCGAAAAGCGACGGCATGCTTACCTGGCGCTCCATGGCCTCGAGGTACTTCACGCCGTCCATGAAATAGCTGGTGCTCAGCTCCGCGGCGCGGCCCTGCCTCCCCAGCTTCAGCGCCCTATAGGGCACGGTGAAGAGCCCGCCGAAGGGATCGAACACCAGCTCGCCGGGGTTCGAAAAGCGCTCGATCAGCCGATCCACAATGTCGAACTGCAGCGGACAGATGTGGTTCTCCAGGCCGCGCTTTGTCTGCTCTCCGTTGAGCGTCAGCATGCGGTTCACGTCGTGCCACACGTCCGGGTCGTGGCTGCCAGGCGCCAGGCTCATGAACGTGGAGGGGAGGGCGCCGCGCGCCTCCAGTTCCTCGCCGATGCGCACGTGGGTCTCGTAGTCGTAGATCTCGCGCAGGCTGTACTCGGTGAACAACTTGGCCAGCTTGTCCGGGCCCAGCTGCGCCAGCTCCTCCGCGGTCAGCAGACGCTGTCCGCTGGAGCGCCAGAAGGCGTGCGCGTCGACCTGCCAGCGCGCCCGGGTGTAGCGCGCCTTTTCCTTGCGCACTGGCTCGTCGGCGTACCCGCGCGCCCGGTCGCTCTGCGGCTTGTGCAGGAGCACGATGTACTCCGGCGAGCCGACGCCCATCTTGGTGCCGTCCTTGCACTGCTCAGACCAGCCCAGGCGATAGGTCTGGTTGTTCTCGCGCACCACGTCGGTCACGACCGTGATCAGGCCCATGTAGTCGAAGCCGTGCGCGCGGTAGTGAAAGATCGCCTCGGCATGGAACGGGCTCACGGTGGGCACGCCGGCACCGGTCACCGCGCCGAACTGGATTCGATCCTTGACGTGAATCGCGGCAATGCGCCCGGGCTTGAGGATCCGCAGCAGCTCCGGCGACAGGTAGTCCATCTGCGCCCAGAAGTGTGCGTTGTCGTCGGTGTGCCCGTAGTCGTTGTAGCTGGGGCTGTACTCGTAGTGGTTCGCGAAGGGGATCGACGTCACAACCAGGTCGACCGAGTTCTCCGCCATCGTCCGCGCTTCGGCCACGCAATCGTTGTTTGCCACGATCCAGCCGGCGCCGCTGGCCTCGATCCGCTCAACGCCGATCGAGCGCTGCAGCACTTGCGCCATGGCGGCCTCGCTGAGGCCGTACTCCTTGATGATCTCGCTCATACGTGCTCGCATCTCCGTGTCTCGTGTCCACTTTTCCTGCAGGTCGGCCAGCACCTCGCGCTCGGACTCCGCATAGACGATCCAGATTTCGACGGGGTGCTCTTGCAGGAAGCGCTGGATGCGGTAGATGGCCTGGATGAAGTCGTTGAACTTGTGGCCGATGCCGGCGAACACGGCGCGGTGACAGTGCCGCTGGAAGTTGCAGCCGCTGCCGGCGATCACCGGCTTGGCAGAGAGGATCCGGATCCGGCCCTCGCTGAAGTCGATGACGGCGCGCTCGCGCGTGTCGAGATCCTGGTCTCCGTAGATGCTGACCGCCTCGGGCACGGCGAACTGCAGCGCGTGGCGCTCCGCCTCGAGGTCATGCCAGATCAGCCAGTGCGAGTCCGGGTGCTGGTCCAGGATGCCGCGCACCGCGGCGACGCGCGCCGGGATCGTCTCGCGCTTTTCCCGCGCGGCATCGACGATGCCCAGGGCGGCATCACGGAACAGCTTGTGCTGGCCGTCGCGCTCGGCGCCGGCTGTCGCGTGATCGACCGGCACCTCGACGTAGTGCACCTTGAGCGGTGGCAGGTCGTACCCCTCGTCGCTGTGCCCCAGGTCAGAGGGACGCTGCAGGAACAGCGCCCAGCTTGCCACCCACAGCCAGAACTCGCGCTCCTTGTGCGGGTAGAGCTGCAGGTTGCCGGCCTTCGAGCTATCGCGCTTGAACCAGCGCGTCAGGGCCTGGCCGGTGTCCATGATTCCCAGGAAGCCGGCGTAGTGGATCAGTTCCTTGTAGCGGTTCGGACTGGGCGTGGCCGTGGCCACGAAACGGTAGGGCACGGCCTCGAATAGGGGCAGGAACTCCTGATAGGTCTTGGACCCGAAGCTGCGCAGTACCGACGCCTCGTCCAGGCTCGCGGCCGTGAACACCGCCGGGTCGATCTTGCCGTCGCGGACGGACTCATAGTTCGTTAGGTGGATGCCCTCGAAAGCGGGGTCCACCTCGTCCGTGGTCCTCACGAAGCGCACGGCCGGCGCGCGGCGCGGATCCTGCTCGATCCACTCCGCCAGGCGGCGGCGCTGTGTATCCGTAACGCGGGGATGGTCGCCCGTGCGCAGCAGCTGGGCGTCCTTGCCGAACTCCTGCCGGACGCCCAGGGGCAGAACAAGCCCCACGGCACCGCCGGCATGCGCACGGGCCAGGCGCAGGATCTCGATCTGCTGGACTGACTTGCCCAGGCCGAAGGCCTCGAACAGCGCGCGGCGCCCGCCGGCGCAGGCCCAGCGCACCGCGTCAGGCTGGTGCCGCGTCAGGATCGGATTGACGTCGCCAGCGGCCACCTGGAACCCCAGCGAGGGCGCGACGCGAACCTTGCGCTGCAGGAAGTCGAGATAGGGGTCCGTCACGCCGCGCTCCTCTGGGTCGCCGGAGCCGCGTCGCGCAGCAGCGCCCGGTTCTTGTTCGAGCAGCTGATGCAGCGACTGCTTTCCAGGTGCACCGGTGTCCCGCAGTCGGCGCAGGGGTGACGCTGCTCGTGCGCCGCCTCCCCCTTGGCCGCCTTTTGGCGCGCCGGCGTGGTGAGCATCCGCTCGGCGTCCCATCCGAGCTTCAGGCGCGCATGAAGCAGCGACTCGGCCAGACCTGTTCGCTCTGCCCATCCCGCGATGGTCAGCGTCTCGCCGGCATGTTCGATGCGGTGGTTGCTCCTGCGGTTGCGGCAGTTGTCCGCACGCAGGGCCCAGCGGCAGTTCTCGGGCGAGTAGCCGGCGTCGTTGTCGATCCGGTCCAGCTCGTGCTTCGGCGACGGCTTCGGCCCCATGTCCCGATAGAACTGGGTCGGGTCATCAAGCCAGGCTTCGCACACGGTGATTCCGCGGCCGCCGTAGTTTTTCCACGCCGGATTGGTCGGCACCGTGCAGCGCAGGCGCATGGTCTGCCACGCGCGGTACTCGGCGCTGTAGGACAGGCCGTGCTGGCGCGTGCGGCGGCGCGATCGGCTGTCAGCCATTCTTGCGGGCCTCCTGCTGCGCCTTGTCGCGCTCGGCCTGCAGCGCCGGCAGCACGCTGAGGCGCACGAGGTCGTTCGCCATGGCGGCCTCGCGGGCCTGTTCCACGGCCCATTGCAGGGCGTACAGCCTGTCCTGGATGTCGATGCTCATGCGGCTTGGTCCTCGGAGAGCAGGGCGGCCAGGTCGATGTCTTCGACCTTGTCCCGCAGCTGGTGGCGCGCGCGGTTGAGCCGCTGCGCGATGTAGGTGCGGGTGTCGGTGGCCAGGAACGTGAGCATCGACATGTGCACCGCATTGCGGTTGTCGCGGCGATAGAGCCGGTAGGTGACGTAGGCCTCGGCGCCTTGGCCGCTGACGAAGCGGCTCCAGTTGAATCGGGGCTGCTTGCCGCAGGCGCGGCGGGTGAGGTGGCGGGTCACTTCGAACCGCCTACGCGGGATAGGGCTTCTGCGAACCTGCGCTGCGCCTTGCCGAATTCATCGCGGATCGCTTCCCCGGGAACTTCTCCCCTGCGGTACGCGCTCTGGATCCTGCGCCCTGCCTTGTGCAACTCCGCGCCGGCCTCGATCAGCTCGGCCACGGCGGCGCGGACTTCGATGAGATCGCGCCCGTCAGAGTAGGAATCACCTCCTGCGCGCTCGCTCTCACGGTCGATCACAGCCAGCACAGCAACAGGCGTGCTCATGCCGCCACCTGCAGGTGCGCGGTCATCTGGCGCTTCTGCTCGAGCACGGCGTCCTCGATCACGCTGAGGTCGCTGTCGGCGCCGAAGACGCCGATGATGTCGGCCGACGCCGGCTCGACCGCGCGGCCAGCGTGCGCGACGTCGGCGAAGGCCAGATTGCCGTTGGGCTCCACGAAGACCAGCAGGCGATGGCAGCGCCAGCGCTGCGCCTTGGCCAGGATCGAGGCGGCAAGCACCTCGTGCCCGTTGGTGTGGATGTTGAGCGTGACGCGGCGGAGTCGGGAGCTCTTCATGGTCAGGCCGCCAGGGGATAGGAGTCGCGCGCGCGGTCGGCGGCGGTGGCCAGGTGGCGCGCCAGCGCACGCAGCATCGATTCGAGCTTGTCGGCGTCGTAGAGCTTCGCCGCGCGCTCGGTGCGGACAGGGAGAAAGCCCAGGGACGCGAGGGCCTCAGCCGAGACGGAGAGGGGTGCGATCAGCGCATTGATCTCACCCAGGCGGATATCTGCCCCCGACCGAACCGCCGCGGCCGGGGCTTGCGGCGCCTGCGGCGCGGGGGAGGCTACGGCGGCGGGCGCTACCTCCGGCTGGTCGGCCTCTGCGGCCTCGAAAATCTGGTTCCGCTGCTGGCGCGCGCGCTCTTGCTGCTGCTCGCGCTCGATACGGGCGAGCTCCTGATACCGAATCCGCTCGCGCTCCTGCTCGATCCGAGCCTGCTCGCGCTGCTGGTGCTCGGCGATGCGCGCGGCGACCAGGTTGCGCAGGTCATCCGGCGCCTTGTGCGCGCACAGCGCCACCCGGTCGGCGAACAGCGACGCGTGCGCCTGGTGCTCCGCCAGGATCGCCACGTTTGCCCGCACGCGATCGGCCTGCTGGCTCGCCTCGATCTTGGCGTTGGCCACCGTGGTATTGACGGCATCCTGCATGCTGGCCAGGGACTTCTTGCCCTTGATCGCCAGCCCCAGGTCCGCAGCAACGGCCGCGCCGGGAAACGGGATGGCATGCGCGCCCAGGCTGGCGTTGATCTGTTCGTAGTGGGCCTGCAGCGCGTCGCGGCCGATCTGGACGATCTCCGCACGTCGTTCGTCCTTGCGCTTGCTGACCAGCTTGTCCAGCTCCAGGCGCACGCGCCGGGTTTCGGCCTTCACGTCGTCGATCGTGCGGAACACCGCCTCGATATCGGCGGTCTGGCTCAGCGCATGGTCCTTGGCGGCGTCCAGTCGCTCTTCCGCAGCCTTGGCCCACTTCACCGTCTGCTCGGCATTGGCGAAATCGGCGTCCGTCTGCAGGTCGCGATTGATGCTCCCCAGCACCGCGAGCGCGTGGGAGCGGAACTCGGCCAGGTTGCTGGAGGTGACCATGCCCTGGAGCTCGATGCGAAGCGCCGGGAGCTGATCAGGCGCGCGGCCCACGACCGGCTCGGCAACTGCGACAGGCACGTATGCGCACACGTCCGCTTCGAACTGCTCCCAGCCGGCGACGATACGAGCGCGCAGGTCTGGGTTGGGGTAATACCAGCAGTGAAGCTCCTCGATCAGGTTTCCGGCTTCATCCCATTCCGACGCCATGAAAAGGGCGCGGCCGGCGCCGGACACCATCAGTTGCTGCTCCATCTGGATCTGGTGGTAGAGGGGCAGGTCGGTTCCAGTGCATCCCGGCTGCATGACCTCGCGCAGGGTGGCGTTGAGCATCTTGTGCTCGAACACCGTGTCTTCCAGCAACGTCAGGCCGTCGAAGGAGGCGCTGTACTTGCCCTGCGTGCCCACGGTCGGGTAGAGGTCCTCACCGACGATCTGCTCAGCCAGCGGCCTGGCCAACGCCTCGAACCGGTGCCCGTCGTCGAAGATCTTCTGCAGGAACCAGCTGACCTCACTCGCGATGCCCGTGGCACGGACCTTCAGCAGCTCCGTGCGGGTGACGTTGGGGAATTCGCCGAGCATCACCGACGCCTCGCTGGCGTTCAGATGTGTCGCGCGGTGTGCATGCCATTCCGGCGTGCCCTGGATCAGGTCGACGGGCATCATGCCTGCGGCTCCTGCTGTTCGACGCCTGCGGCGGCCGCGTCGGTCTGGGCGGGCTCGCCCAGGGCCAAGATCTGCTTGCGCTGCTGGTCGCTTAGGGAGGCCTTCGTTTCAGCGAGCGCGATGATCTGCTCGGCGGTCTTCTTGCCTGCCTCAACCGCCTTCTTCCAGTTCGGCAGAGCGGCAGCGAAGGCGTCTTCGGTGTAGACCGGCCGCTGCGCGCGGGCCTCAGTCTGTGCCGTGCCCGCGCCGGTGGCGAAGGCTTCTTCGGGCGTGGTGTCGCCCTCCTTGATCGCGGTGACGATGCCGCGCAACAAGACCAGGTGCTCGAGGCCGATGTCCTCGACCCCGGCGACCTCCAGCTTCGCGCAGACCTGCTCGGCCGACACCCCGAACCGCTGGAAGACACCGAGAGCGTCAGCGCGGCGATTGGCCAGCGTCTTGACGTCCCCCATGATGACCTTGCGGGCCTCGACGTACATATCCTCCCAGAACGCCTTCGGCACGCCCTTCAGCACGGCGTTGCGCAGCGCGATCGAGCACGCAGCGTTCGCGGTCACGCCGATCATGTCGGGCTTGAAGCGGCGGCCATTCCGATCCACGATGCGGCGCTGCACCTCGTAGGTGATCGCCACGTTGCGCTCCAGGTCGTGGAAGACGCCCTGTGCGATGATGAATTCGCCCTTGTCGTCGATCACCCTGGCGCCGGCGCGGTTGTTACCCCAGGCCGATGCCACGACCTCGGCGAAGCGCGCGGACGGGCCTTCGATCGTCTTGCCGTCGCGCGGGAGTGCATAGACGCACTGCTCGGCGATGCTCTGGCTGAGCGTGACCATCTGCAGCGCCTCGTCGCGGAACTTCTTCAGCGAGCGCGGGAAGCGGCGCGCCGTCGAAATCTGCTGCTCGATTTCCGAGCGGTTGATCATCGCGGCCATGCCCTCTTCGGGGACGAGCTGGCCTTCCTGTACCTGGGCATTCATCGGGGTGTATCTCCGGCCGCGTGCGGCGTCTGGGAAGTAGTGCCGGCACAGGCGCCGCCGGCTGGCGTGGGATGGGTGGAGAGGGCCGGTGCTGATCTCCGGCTTACCCAGGTGCTTTCTTGTTCCTTACCGATCCGCGCTGGGTATCGGCAGTGGCACGCCTCGAAATGGGCTGGCGGTACAAGCTGGGCCGACCGTAGCTGCGCATCAGCCTGCGCACTCCCCTCCGTAGATCAGGCCGGCACGCCCGGCTTGGATTCGATGCGGGTGAACGGGTACTTCTCGGGGAACGGCTTGATGTAGAGTCCGAAGTGCTTGCCGATCGACTCCGCCGCCTTGAACGCGGCGAAGTCCTCCGCGGCGAAGTTGGCGTAGTGGTAGAGCGACGAGGAATCGCCCTTCCACGTCTTGAAGCGCACGGCGAGCGTGTTGGTCTCTGCGTCGTGGCCGATGGCCTGGATCTGGCTCGACTCGACGTCGACCAGCGCGATCAGGCGCGGCGCGCCGGCGGTGGAAGCGGTGGGGACGGCGTTCATGAGGCGCTCCTATTGCGCTTGGCGACGTTGCGGCGGCGCTTCGCCGCACGCTTGGCTTCAGCTGCGCCGGAGCGCGCGCCACCGTTTGCGAACTTGCGGGCCACGCCGACTTTCGGAGCGGCGACCGGCATGGGGCCGCCGACGCCAACCATCGTGGCGATGAGGGACGCGAGGGAACGGTGGGCCTTCATGCGGCCTTCCCCAGCGTGGTCAGGCGGTCGGCTTCTTCCTGCGCGATCGCCGCGTCGTCGGCATCGGCGCCGTCGGTGCTGTCGTCGGTCAGGTCCACCACAGCAGCGCGCTTCGGCGCGATGAGCGTGACCAGCACATCCTCGCGGATCAGCGCCTCGGACAGCTCGGCCAGCTCGGACGGCTCGACTTCGGCAGAGGCGGTGAACGTCATCTCGACGCTGCCGCCCTCCTTGGGCTCGATCACGAAGCGCTTCAGCTTCACGTCGACCAGCACGATGGGCTCAACGGCCTCGAGCATCCCGCCGATCTGCAGCTCGTAGCCCGTCCACTCGTGGGACACACGGATCGGCTCCAGGGCAGGGTGCTTGACCTCGGTCAGGCCGTTGCCGGTGCCGGGTAGCTCCTGCTGCTCGCCCTGGCCCGGCGCGCGGAACAGGTCCTGACGCAGGTGCGGGTCGAAGGCATCCAGCACCGAGTTGCCGGCGCTCAGGCTGAATTTGATGTCCGCCGCCAGCCGGCGTTCTTCGCCGTGCCGCTGGATGCGCTGGTTCACGTTGGCGATCGACGCCTCGTGCTTGTCGAGCTCGAAGGAGAGCATGGGTAGAGCCTCGTCGGTGATGCCGGCGGACCGGCGGGGAAAGTCAGGAGTGCTGGGACTGGGCGAGAACCGCCACGAAGATCCCGATCAAGATCCAGAGCGCCGAGGTGATCCACGGCGACCAGCGGTGCGCGCGGGACTTAGCCACGGGTCTGGGCCTCCTTGGCCTGCTGGGCCGCGGTCAGCTCGCGCGCCTCGCCGGCGCGCTTTGAGATCAGGAAGGCTTCGGCCTCCAGCATGTTGGCCGCGCAGCGCAGGCCCTCCACGAACTTGGCCGGCTGCTTGCCGTTGAAGGCGTACGTGTAGGCCCGCGCGCGCACTTTCGCGACGACACGCTCCAGCATCTCGACCGCGGTCGGCGCGCTCATGCCGCGCTCCCGCCATCGGTAGGCGCCTGGCCGCGCCGGATCGCCCGAGAGCGCTCCTGCACCTGGCCGACGATCTCGTTCCCCTCGCGGCCCAGGCGCTGCGCGGCGCGGATCTCCCGCAGCGCCTGGGCGTCACTGAAACCTGCGGAGCGCGCCGCCGCACGGGCGCTCTGGAAAGGACGCAGGGTGAGGATCTGGGCGCTCATGCAGGAGCTCCTTCGAGGCTGTCCATCAGTTCGCGATGGGTCGCGAACGAGCCGGGCTTGTGCCCCTCGGGCACAATCGGTTCGAGCTCTGAGGCACGGCACCAGACGACGCGACCGGGGGAAAATCGAACGGGCTCGCCGCGCGCGTTGATGCCCACGCCGGCGATGTCAGAGGTGATGCCCACGCTGCGGCTGTCGGAGTGGTCGAACTCCGCGATCACGCCGGTGAGGCCGGTGACCATGCCGCGCACCTTCTTGACGCGCTGGCCGACGAAGAAGGCGCTCACTGAGCACCGCCTACGCGGGCCAGGGCGGCGTAGAGGCGACGCGGCGTTTCCTGTTCCAACGGACCGGCCTTGGATTGAAGGACGGCAGCGGCGTCACGCGATGCTGTGATCAGCCCGGCCACGGCGGCGCGGACTTCGATGAGATCGCGCCCGTCAGAGTAGGAATCACCTCCTGCGCGCTCGATCTCACGGTCGATCACAGCCAGCACAGCAACAGGCGCGCTCATGCCGCAAGCTCCAGCTCGCGCCGGATCTCGGCGTAGGGGTTGGGCAGGGCGCGGATGCTCTCGATCAGGGCGCGGCGCGCGGCAATGCGCTCCTGCAGGCGCCGCATCGAGCTGGCGTACATCGGTCCGCGCTCGTCCTGCGGGCTCAGCGGCTCGCCCTCCATCGGGGCCAGCATCAGCAACTGGTGGCGGCGGGCCGCCTCGAAGGCCTGCTCAGGGTGCGCGCCTGCAAACAGCGCGGCCAGGTAGGCCACCACGCAGCCGTGGTCGGTCAGACCCTGGTTCCGGAGGTTCGTCGCCAGCGCCAGCATGTTCTGGCGGGTCTGGTCGAGCTGACGCTCAGGGTGGAAGTCCATCTCGATCTCCTTCGCCGACCTGCCCCGCGGGACCGGGGTGTGGGGTGGCGATGGAGAGAGAATCACATATCGTGATTAGAAAAACAACACGTAACGTGATTTTTTAGCGATGAATCATATCTATCGATCAGGTGAGATCGATAGGAAACAACTCCATTCTGCGATGGGTAGCTGCCACCAGAGCTTAAGCATCAATTGTTCCACGGCACCGGGAGTCGAATCTCGGGTATCAATTGAATGCTACGGGACCGTCTGGTACCTAAAGGAACATCGAAAATAGGTGTTCCACGGCTAGCAAAAGGCTATTATTCGACTCACGCGCCGCCCTGTCCCGAGGGCGAGGATCCACTCATGCGACCTTCCAGGAACACCGTGGGCGCGCTTGTGCTGATGCCCAAGCCTGCCGCTACGATCAAGATCGTCACCTCGTCGTCTTCGGCGAAGACGGCTCTTGAGATTTCGCGCGCGCTCTATTCGTCTCGGGACGGTTTTTCGAGCCGCGACGCTGCCGCTGCTTTTGCTGGAGTGCAGCGCAAGCCGCGCTGATCCTCTAGCCATGCTGGGGGGCATGGATGTCCGTTGTATCGATGACGTCGGCACTATGCCGGCAACTTGCTGCTCTGAAGATCGATCCTACGTCTTTCGCGGAACTCTTCGCTAAGTGGAAAACGGGCTGGCCTCGTGAAGAGTACGAGTTCGAACTCTTTGGCAAGGACGGGGCATACGTAAATCCGCGTGTGGACGGTGCGCAGTATGTCCTGCGGCATGTGCATCTGCAGCCGCCACGTGGAAGAAGCCGCCGCGACTGGGATCGGGCGTTCGTGCGTCGTGGTAGGAAAACAAGCGATCGACACTTGGTCTACGTCACTGACTCGCGGCGCGGTCATTTGTTGATCTTTGTGCTTGAAGAGCCCTATGGCCATTCTGTTGCGTTGATGTCCAACAAGGATGACAAGGAGGCTATGGAGAAGTTCGCGATCGTCGCCGAGAACTTCATCATCGATGGCCACGTGCCCTAGATCGAACCCTGCTGAGGCGGGGTTCGTTGTATATGAGCCCTGATGAAAGCTCCTAGAGCACGCGTACCGTATGCTCGTATCGCCCATTCCGCTCGTCAGTGAACGCGCAGGCGATGCGGTCGTTCTGGATAAGGAACCGGTACTCCTGCTCTCCGTTGTAGCCACCGTAGCTGTTCTTGGCGTTGACCCAGCCGATAAGCACCCAGCCCTTGCAGGGCTGACCTTCCCCTTTTTTGCTCGCACTCGTTCCAACAATCTCATCCCACCGATAGTGAGCAGAGTAGGGATCCTTGAGAATGGATTGCATCGCGTCTGTCGCCAGCTTCTCAGCTAGCGCTTGATCTGGCTTTGGGCCCCAATCGTCCTGGGCAATGGCCGTTTGCGAGACCACTGCCAGCAACGCGCCTATCAATTCTGCTTTCATCGAATTCCCCGTCAGCCATAGCGGGACTTCAATAGGCCCGCGTCCTCAAAGTTCACACCATCGCGCATGCAATCCTGGGCGCGCTCAAGATCCTTGTGAAGCTGGATCAGTTCGTCATCGCCAAGAGACTCCAGCCCGGGAAGGCCGAAGCAAGCTTGATCGATCAGCACCTGCATACACACTCCCCAGCGACGACGGAAGTGCCGAATCATCTTGCAGTGGGATTCACGCTCGATCGAGTCGAGGCGCATGGGCGGCCGTGCTTCGCCCCTGGCCGGGACCAGCGCCAACTTTGGTTTCGTGCCATCCCTAGCATGCAACTCCTTACTCCTATCGGCCAGTCGACGCGCCAACTCCTCGAATCTGTCCTTCTCCATCGTTCTCGCCCCTCAATCTCTTTGCCAGAATCTGCGTCAGGTCGAGCACGTTCGTTGGACGGGATACGTCGGAGTGCGCTGCAACGACCTGGTACGCGATCTCCAGCATGACTGGGTCCTCGATGAAGTGGGGCGGATCGCCTCGAACCTCTATCAGGTGCCTGGCCACGGAGACCGTGAGGGCCATCTTGTCGAAGTCGATTCGCTCAGTCTGAGACGGTTGATCTAGCTCGTCGAAAAGCGAGGCAATCGGCACGCCCAGGGCCTTCGCTAGGAGGGGCACCTCCGAAACCTTCGGCTCACGGGCACTGGACGAGTTGGATTCGTAGTTGGCGATCCGGCTCTGGCCCGACCATCCACAGGCGAGCGCCAATTCCTCCTGCGTCAGGCCCTTAGCCTTACGAGCGGCGCGGAGATTGTCTGAGAAGGCCATAGCGCGATTCTTCACGCTTTGTGATGGCCGTCTAACACGTATCGTGTTGACAGATGGATCACGAAACGTGATTATCGCGGACATGGACGCCCTAGACCTTGCAATCGAAAACGCCGGCGGAGTCTCGCGACTCGCCGCCCAGTTGGGCCTGGCCCAGACAGCCGTTAGCAACTGGCGAAAGCGCGGCAAGGTGCCGGCAGAGCAGGTGCTCAAGGTCGAGGCCGCTACCGGAGTCTCGCGCTACGACCTGCGCCCGGACGTCTTCGGCCCCGCGCCCACCCAGGCAGCAGATGCCAAGGAGGCAGCGTGACCACGCTGACCATCCATTCCGGCTACCCGGTGCGTGTCGAAAGCCGTTTGACCACAAAGGGTCTGGACCTCTCAGTCCATATCGATGCCCCGCGGTCCGTTCTTCTGCCCAAGCGGGCGCATGGAGACGTCGGTGATGTCGCCCTCCGACCGGAAGGCGAAGGTCCCATTGGAAGCGAGGTGGAAGCGGATGAATGAGCCGCTCGCGAACCTCACCGTCATCTCCGCATCGACGGGGTTGGGGTTGTTGAAGTTGCAGTCCGTGTACGCAGGGACCGTCAAGACGGTCTTTGAATCGTCTTCCATGGGTTGCACCTCGTTGGTAGCTGATGATCTGGCGATCGCATGCTACTGCGAGGCGTACCCCACCCAGGCGGGGGAGGTGGCCGATGCTGCCTGAGTCGCCCCAGCTCTCGATCGAGACGGTCGGCAAGCACGGCGACGCCCTGGTGCTGCCGGTGGCGTTCAACGCCGAGGCGTCCAGGCACGAGTTTTTCTGGCTCCAGATCGCCGGAACCAACGACCGCAAGATCGTTGGCTGGGTGAAGTTCGAGCGCCGCACCGCGCTCAGTTCCAAGGCGTTGTTTGAAGCCACCGAATTACGTCCGGCATGTAGCGGAGCGATTGCTCCAGAGCCCGTTCTGCCAGCTTGGACACACCTTCAGCTGGGAGGGCTTTGAGTTGGTCCACCAGCTTGCCCTTGACCGTGTCGTCTGCGTCCGAGCCGCGCACCTGCGAGATGAGGAGCTGCCGGATCGTGTCCTCGTGGAGCCTCACGGTGACCACGCCGAGCTCAGCGCCCAGACCGCCGGTGGAGTCGATGTAGTCGCGCCCCTGGTGGGTGATCTGGACCCATCCGAGGTGCACCTCACCGTCGAATTCCTTCGTGAGGGCGGTCACCAAGCCGTGGCCCTGCAGGTAGAGCACCTCGCGTGCGAGCGGCTGCTCTCCGACCGTTTCCAGAAGCTCTGCGAGATCCCTCTTGAACGCCTTACTTCCGGACTCCTCGAGCTTCCGCAGGATCGCGAGCCGCAGTTCCTTCCTGTCCATATGTCGCCCTCCAGGCGTGCTGTGCGTGTGGTGACCGCAGCTTATCGCCTGGAGGGCGGCTCCTACATGCGTCACCCCTCAGCCCTTCCGCAGCACGCGGACATCCATCCGTCCGCCTACCCACCGTAGGCCGTAAACGACGGCGCCGACGCGAACGATGGTCGTCACGTTCGGTGCCAGCTTCCTCGCTTCCCTGATTCGTTTCTGCAGCGCTTTCTGATCCATGGCGCACAGCCTGACGGGTCGGTCACCAGACAACCACGTTCAGCAGGTCCCGGCAATGAACATCCTCGACGCGGCATACAAGACCGTCCACGAATACCAAGGCGGCAGCGTGGCGCTGGCCACCCGCATGGTGCGCACGGACGAGCAGGGCAACGAGCGGGCCATGTCCGACGCGGTGCTCCGCAACAAGGTCAACCCGAACAACAGCACCCACCACCTCACGCTGGAAGAAGCCAGCGAGATCATGGGGCTGACCGGCAACTACCGGATCCTGCATGCGCTGGCCGCGCAGCACGGGTTCACCCTCCAGCGTTCCGACCTCCCTGACGGCGGCAACCTGGTCGCCGCGCTCATCGACGCCGGCGAGATCAAGGGCAAGCTGTGCCAGATCATCGGCGACGCCCTGGACGACAACAAGATCTCCCACAACGAGGCGCTCCTGATCGCCGCGGTGTGCGGCGACATGCAGCAGGTCAGCGCGCAGATCGCCCAGCACGCGCTCGCCGCTGCCGGCCGCATCGCGAGGGACGCTGCATGAGCCAGGCAACCAACGGGGGCGACAGTTTCCGAGCCCGTGCGATCCGATGGGTGTCCGCCATGCACCGGACGCGCGCCATGCTCACCCGCCTCGCTGACCGCCTCGCCGACTTCCAGCGCGAGCGCCGCATCGCTGACCTGCGCCGGGAGGCCCAGTCAGCCATCACTGACGGCCACAAGAGCCTGGCCCATGCCTACTGGGCACTGATGCGGCAGGAGATCGCCGCGCGCAGCCCGGCCCAGATCGACCGCATGGAGCGGGCGAGGGGGCTGCAGCCGTGAGCACCGACGCACGCCTGAGCACCGGCCTGCCAGGGCATCCCAAGACGAAGAAGCTCGTGCGCCGGCTCGGGCCGGGCGCCGCCTGGTCGCTGGTATGCCTGATCCTGTGGGCAAGGGGAAATCGGCCTGACGGTGACCTCACCGGCATGTCGGCCGAGGACATCGAACTGGCGGCAGACTGGACCGGCGACAACGACGCGTTCGTGCGCGAGCTGGCGTCCGTGGGCTATCTGGACGGTGTCGACGGGGCGTATCGCCTGCACGACTGGGCCGAGCACCAGCCGTGGTCTGCGGGGTCAGAAGCGCGGTCCGAGAAGTCGCGATGGGCTGCCCTTTGCCGCCGGCATGGTCGCGCGGAAGCAGCGAAACTGATGCCCGAGTACGCATCAAAGCTGCTCGGCGCAGATTCCGAGCAGGCAGAAGTCCTGCCAGTAGCAGGGGAAAGTCTGCCACTAGCAGAATCTGGCACTGCCCCGTCTCCGATACCGTCTCCGTCTCCGATACCGTCTCAAGAGCAATCCTCCCTTCGGTCGGATTCGTCCGCGCCGCTGGCGCTGACCCCGCCTCAGCCGGCGAACCTCGCCGAGCGAAAGGCGAGCCGGGTGCTGCAGATCGCCCAGCAGGCCCAGGAGGCCTACAACCGGATCCTGGCCGCCCCTCATGGCCAGCTCGCGAAGTGCACCGTGCTGAACAAGCCGCGGCTCAAGGCGGTCGAGAAGGCGCTGCCCACGGCGCGCGCCATCTGCGCCCAGCTCTACGGCAACGAGCGGGTCACGGCCGAGTTCTGGCAGGCGCTGTTCGAGACCGCGGCCGATGACGACTTCCACTCCGGCCGCAAGCCGGGCGGCGCGGGGCACGAGAACTGGCGGCCCGACTTCGAGTACCTGCTGCGCGAGGCCGTGATTGCCAAGCTCTTCGACCGCGCCATGACCGAGGACGCGGCATGAACGGCCACGACGAAGCCGAGCACCTGGCCGGCCTGTACGGCGAGCCGGCGCGCCGCGACCACGTGACCCAGCTGCGGACGCCGCCTTTCAGCCTGGACGCCGAGCAGCACGTGCTGGGCGCGATCCTGCTCGTGGACCGGGCGTGGTGGGACGTGGCAGACGTGCTGCGCGCCGAGGACTTCTACCGCCGCGACCACCAGCTGATCTGGACCGCGATGAAGGAGCTGCGCGACGCGCGGCAACCGATCGACTGGAGCACCGTCGGGAACTGGTTCGACAGCCGCGGCATCTCGGACGATATCGTCGGGGGCGCCTACCTCATTGAGCTCGGCGCCAACGTGCCGTCCGCGTCGAACGTGCGGGCCTACGCCGAGATCGTGGCCGACAAGGCCCGGCTGCGCAGGCTCATCGACGTCGGGACCGAGATGGTCAATGCCGGCTTCAATCCCGAGGGTCGCGACAGCGTCGAGCTGGTGGGCGAGGCGCAGAGCCGCATCGGCGGTCTGCTGGACACCGAGCCGTGCGACCTGGAGTCCGTCGCCCCGGTCATGCAGCGCGTCTACGCGCGCCTCGAGGACAGGTCGCGCAGCGGCCAGCGCCTGCTGGGGCTGTCAACCGGCATCGGCGAGCTGGACAAGATCCTCCACGGGCTTTGCCCGGGCGGCCTGTACGTCCTCGCCGCGCGCCCGAAGATGGGCAAGACGACCCTGGCTCAGAACATCACCGAGCACTGCGCCCTGGTCGCGCGCAAGGCGGTGGCGGTCTTCTCCTTCGAGATGCAGCCCGAAGAGCTCGGGGACCGCATGCTGGCCAGCATCGGCGGCATCAACGGCAACAGGCTGCGGAGCGGCGAGCTGGACGACATCGACTGGTCGAACGCCACCCAGGCGATGGCGAAGCTGCAGGGCGCCCGGATCTTCGTCAGCAAGCCGCGCAACGCCAGGGTCGAGCACGTGGTGGCGCAGGTGCGCCGGCAGCACGCGCGCGAGCCGCTGGGGCTGGTGGTGATCGATTACCTGCAGCTGATGACCGTGTCCGGCGACAACCGCGCCCAAGGGATCGGCGACATCACGCGGGCGCTCAAGCTGATGGCCAGCGAACTGAATGTGCCTGTGCTGCTACTGAGCCAGCTCAACCGGGATGTGGAGAAGCGCACGGACAAGCGGCCGATTGTGGCCGACCTCCGCGACTCTGGATCGATCGAGCAGGACGCCGACGCGGTGATCTTCATCTACCGGGACGAGGTCTATCACCGAGAGAGCCCGGACCGCGGCCTGGCCGAGCTGATCGTGGCCATCCAGCGCGCCGGCGCCCCGGGCGACTGCAAGGCGCTCTACGTGCCCGAGCAGTTCCGGTTCTCAGACGTGCCCGACTACTGGCAGCCCTACCGGCCAGCGGCCCAGGACAAGCCAGCGCCCAAGCCGCGCGGATTCAAGCGGCCGCAGGCCGCGCGCCAGGAGGTGGACTGATGGCCATGTCCGCTGCTGCGAAGAAGATCCGTGCAAAGCGCGCCTCGCGCCCGATCTACATGACCTGCATGCGCCTGATGGACCCGGCGACCGGTGAACTGCACGGCTGCTTCGTGCCGTCGCACCCCATCGACCAGCGCCTGGCCAAGGAGCGGGGCTACAAGGTCGGCCACGAATACCGCGCCGAGCTCAAGCAGTCGCGGAACCGTGCCTTTCACCGCCTGGCGCATGCGCTCGGGCACCTGGTTGTCGACAACGTCGAGGGCTTCGAGAGCCTCAACGCACACGACGCGCTCAAACGCCTGCAGACAGAGTCCGGCGTCAGCTGTGACCCGCTGGAGATCGACTTGGGGCCGCTGGGCAAGGTGACGGTGATGCAGCCCCGCTCCATAGCCTTCGACGAGATGGACGGCGGCGAGTTCGAGGAGTTCTTCCGCGGCATCTGCGACCACATCGACCGGCGCTACCTGCGGGGCATCACCGGCAGCGTGCGTGACGAGTACCTGCTCATGACGGGCGAGACGAAGAGGGCTGCGTAATGGAAAAGTACGGCCTACCGCCGACCGCGAGCGCTAGCAGAGAGGCGGCGAAGCCGCTGGGCGATCGTGGGGCTCGCAAATTCATTAGCCACTTTTGCCGAGTAGTTGTACAGGGCGATGAGGCGTTCCCTGTCCCGTGCGATCGCCTTGAGGCGCGAGTCGTCGTCCGGAATGGATTTCAGCCCCTGCAGTGCCTCCAATTTCTCACCAAGTTGTCTGCAAACAATGGCTACGTCGTGGATAACGGTCACGAGCCTGAAGTCAGGCACATCGGTGAGGCTGGAAGCTTCGAGCGCTTGGGCCATCTTGAGCAGCCGGGGCGACTCGCTTTTCGCGGCTGCCAGGAGATCCATGAAGCCTCCCGCTGCAGCCGAAAGGACCCGAAGCGCGGATTGATCGGCAGAGTCGATCAAGCTGACAAACGCATCGCACCGCCGAGCGATCTGCTTCTCATCCTGCGATTTGGCGAGCCAGCTCGCTGCAAGAATTGCAAGCGCCGAGAGCAGGGCCTGTGCCCACGCCGCTGCCGCACTCCAACCGTCTGTGGTTGCGCACGGCCACACATAAAAGAGGCACTGCTCGATATCGGCCATATGTCCTCCAGCCATCTTTGGAGGGGAGCATGAAGCGCGGCCGCTCAACGGGCAACCCGACGCTGGCGCAGCAGCAGCGCTTCGACACGATCCGGGAGCTTGGCTGCCTGGTCGCGCGCGCGCTCGGCCTGGGCTGGGTACCGGCTGAGATCCACCACCTCACTGTCGGCGGCAAGCACGGCGCGCCGCGCCGCGGCCACGACTTCACCGTGGGCCTCAATCCCTGGTCCCACCGCGGCGAGCCTTTCGGCGGCATGTCCGCGGACACCTGCGAGCACCTTTTCGGGCCGTCGTACGCAAAGCAGCCGCGTCGCTTCCGCCAGGAGGTCGGCAACGACGAGTACCTGCTGGACCTCCAAAACACCCTGATCGAACAACACCGCAAGCAGCACGAACCGAGGATCGCAGCGTGAACCAGCAGAAGTACGAGCAGGCCAAGCTCGCCGGCCGCAGTGCCCGCGAGGCCGGCCGCAGCCGGGATTCCAGGCCCACCTACGCCATCGGGCCGGACGGCTCACCGCTGCGCGAGGCGTGGCTGGAGGGCTGGGACGAGGCCGACGCCGAGCGGAAGAAGCCGGCATGAGCATCCGCTTCGCAGGCAAGGAGTTCGAGAGCTTCGACGCGATGGCGCGCGAGTTCCCGCGCTACGCCTTCCACGGCGCGCGCGAAGCAATCCGCCGCGGTGCCACGACACCGCACGAGGTCGAGGTCTTCGTCTACAACCGCGGGAAGCCGTGGCCGAAGCCGACGCCCAAGGCCGTGGCCAGCCAGACGATCAAGCACCGGAAGAAGGCGGCATGACGGCGCGCATCACCCTCGGCGCGGATCCGGGCCTGTCGGGCGCGATCGCCGCGCTGATCGATGGCCAGGCCGGCCCGATCCTGGACATGCCGCAGATGGCCGTGGGCAATAAGCACGAGGTCGATGCGCGCGCGATCGCCGTGTTCGTGCGCGGGCTCAAGGCGGCGCATCCCGGCGCGGTGGTCAGCGGCTGCGTGGAGCGGGTCCGCGCGATGCCGCCGCGGGAAGGGCGCCGGCCCGGCGCGCAGTCCTCGATGAACTTCGGCGAGAGCTACGCCAAGGTCAAGGCGGTGTTCGAGGTCATGGGCGTCCCGTTCTCGCTGGCCGAGCCGGCGAGCTGGAAGCGCCACTTCGGGCTGATCGGCCAGGAGAAGGACGCATCCCGGCAGCTGGCCATCGTCCTGTTCCCCGCCGCGGCCGCAGAGCTGAAGCGCAAGAAGGACGACGGCCGCGCCGAGGCGCTGCTGCTGGCCAGGTGGCACGAGAGCACCCAGCTCGCCCGGGGTGCTGCATGAGCCTGGCCGAGTCCCGACGCAGCGGCAGGCGCTGCAGCACGCTCTCCGATGAAGACCTGCGCACGCTGGACAAGCAGCTCGAGCAGGAGATCCCGGCTGCGCAGGCGCTGCACTCCGCAGTGAAGCGCGAGCGAAAGCGCCGCCGCATGCAGCAGCAGCGAGAGCCCCAGTGACCCCGGCCGACCGCCTCTCCGAGAAGCGGGAGATCGCCCTGCATGCCGCCGCGCGCCGCAAGCACGGGAACTGCTTCCAGTGCCGCTGGCGCGAGACCACCGCCGGCGTCATCCACTGCAAGGGCTGGCCAGAGCGGCAGAAGGGGTTCTGCGCCGAGGACGGCCGGCTCCCCAGATTCACCTACGACGACATGACCAGGGGGCACCGCTGATGGACCGCAAGGAACTGGATAGCCGGCTTGAATGCTGGGCAGAGGAATATGGTGGTGGCCGCTACGAAAACATCGGGTTCCCATCCAAGAATTCCCTTCAGGCCACGATTGACCGCGGTGGCCTGGCCGGTAGTCGGAGTAGCGCTGTGAGGCTAGACACAGTCGCCGATGAAATTGAGTCGGCGGTGAAGCTGATGGACCAGCTTGGATACGAACGCCCTGCGAAGGTTCTGCGCTGCGAGTACTTCAATGGTCGGATGCCCATCGAGGAACGACTGCGACGCCTTCAGCGGCAGGGGGTCAAGATCAAGCGCCCCACGTACTACGATTACCTGGCCATCGCGAAGGCATTTGTCATGGGGCAGATTTCGAGGAAGAACGCGGCATGAAATGGGTTGTCTACATGATGACCGCCGACGCAGGAGGCGGATTTAGCTTCTGCAAGATTGGGATCACCACCGACATGGCCAAGCGCGTTAAGGCCGTTCAGACCGGGTGTCCGATGCCAATCACGGATATCGCCTATCTGGATGTACCACAGGGCCGGCCGCGGCCGATAGAGAAGATGTTTCACGACGAACTGCGGGAGTACCACACTCACGGCGAGTGGTTTCGGTTCAACCTGTCCGACCCTGAGCACAAGGCGGCGGTTGCGGCGGCGACCAGGAAGGTCATCAGCTACTACGGCGCCAGTGAGACCAGGTGGAAGCACATGGACATGGCTGCGGTCGCACTGATGTGCAGGGCATTGCGTCTAGACGAAGTTGGGTAGAAACTCCGCACACCTAAGAATTCCCCCTGAAACCCGGCCACCAGCCGGGTTTTTTGCGTCTGGGGAGCGCAAATACTGACCGTCGCCGCCGTGCAGGACCCCGCCGAGAAGCGGGGTGTGCGCGCCGGGAACCGCGCACGGGTCCGCTTCGGCGGGTTACTCGATCCGGCGGCGCCGGTTGGTGCCACAAGAAAGACCGGTGCGCCCTGAAGGCGCACCGGGTGATGTCAACGGGTCAGGAGGAGGAGCACCGCAAGCAGTGGCTTGACGATACCCTTCAGGTCCACTTTGACCCGGATCTGGAGATCGATCATTGTCGATTACTCGGCAGTGACGCCCCAGGCCGGCCCAGAGCATCGTTGCGGATGTCTGGCGTTGTTTATCGTCGCGTTGCTACGACGTCGCCTCACTGCATGCATTCAGATCCGCGAGTTCGGGATCCACTACGCGGGTGCCCCTGGATCCTGGCTGCCCATCATCCGATGGGGGACAGGTTGTCCACGGACCGTTTCATGAGAACCCATTGAGCAGCCGCTAAGCCACCCTCGGGCGCCCCGCTAAGGGCCCCTAAACCCCTCGTCGCGAGGGGCTTGATGGGACGATACCCCTGGGCAAAGCGGTTTGCACGCCTCCCGTCACCCCCCTCGTCAGGGGAAACCAGCTGTCCCGCTCTCTCCGGGCGGCTGGGAACTATCCACGCCCGCATCGCACACCGGACCAAGCAGCCCAGCCTGCCGGATCGCTGATCGGGCACCCATCGGAGCACCGCCGTGCCGATCAGAGCTCGCAACCTGCTGAGGCCGGATGCGGCCTGCGCGTCTGCTGATGTGCTGACGCCGGTCGAGAGGCATGTCGCGCGCGCGCAGCGCCGGTCGCAGCGGCAGGTCGCACCGGCGCCTGCCGCCGGCATGCCGCGCGCCTCTCGCCTGCGCTGGGGAGACATCCCCGCCATCCGGCAGGTGCTGCTGGCGCTCCTGTAATCCAATTCGGCCCGCCGTGAGGCGCCCCGTGCATTTTCGAGGAAGCCCTGGTGAGCATCGAGACAGTCGCGGCCGCCATGGGCGCCGGCAATTACGCCAAGCCGCTGGAGGACGCCTGCATCCGGTTCGGGATCACCACGCCGCTGCAGCACGCCCACTTCCTGGCCCAGGTGGCCCACGAGTCGGACGGCTTCGCGACGGCGACCGAGTACGCCAGCGGCCGCGCCTACGAGGGTAGGGCCGATCTGGGCAACACCAAGCCCGGCGACGGTGTCCGGTTCAAGGGCAGGGGGCTGATCCAGCTCACCGGCCGCGCGAACTACCAGGCCTACTCGCTGGACCTGTACGGGGACGACCGCTGCGTCCAGAACCCGGCCATGGTCGCCCAGCTGCCGGACGCCGCGCTCGCCGCGGGCTGGTTCTGGAAGACCCGCCGGCTCAACGAGCTGGCGGACCAGGACAACGTCCTGAAGGTCACCCGGCGGATCAACGGGGGCACGAACGGTCTCGACGATCGGACCAAGCGCCTGGCGCAGGCGAAGAAGCTGATTGCGGCCTTGGGGGATCGATGAGCATTGGAAACGCGGCCTGGAAGCTGCTGGCAGCGGCAACCGTGAGCGCGACCGCCACGGCCGTGGAGGGCCCGGAGATCGTCACGGCGCCTCAAGCGCTCGAGTACCTGAGCATCAGCCACATGGCGGAGAACTTCGGGTTCTCGCTGCCGGTGTTGCTCATGGTGGTCGCCGGCGCGCTGGTCGGCGCCTGGAACAGCTACCACGACAAGCGCAGCAACCTGGCGATCACGTTCCTGTCGTCCACGGTGCTGGCGCTGTCCGCCGTGGTGCTGGTGCCGGAGTTCACCGGCTACAGGTGGAGCGGCACGGGGATTCAATCGACCGCCGGCATGTTGCTGGCATTCACCGCTCAGAACTGGGGGCCTGAGCTCATCCGGGCAGTGGGGCCAGGGGTCAAGTCGTACCTACGCCGCTTCCTGCCGACGCAGAAGGGAAACGACCCATGACGATTTCACTGTGGTCCCTGTTGTCCGTGCCGGCGCTGACCGTGATCTTCCTGACGGCCGTGGCCGGCCTCAACGATGTGCAGGTGCGTGACCTGCGGGCCCTGCCGCGGCGCGGCGCGCTGATCGAGGTCCTGCTGGGGGTGAGCTTCCTGGCTACGGCGTGGATCAGCTTCAACATCGCGGTGGTCTGCCTGCTGGGCGGCAACGTCCTGAGCTGGCGCGGCTGCGTGCTGATGTGGAGCATCGCCGGCATTTTCGGGACGTTCGGCACCTTCGCCCCGTGGCGCCGCTGGCTGCAGCGCGAGGTCCGGGAGAAGCCATGAACAGGATCCTGATCGCCCTCGGCGTCGCGCTGGTCTGGTCGGTGGCGATGTTCGGCGCGGGCTGGGCCTGGCGCGGTGACCGCGCAGAAACCGCCGACGCCCGGCAGGACGGCAAGGCCAGCGCCGCGGTGGCGCAGCAGCAGGCCCAGGTCAGGGACGTTGAGCACAAGCAGGGCCAGGCCATCCAGGCCGCGGCCGACAGCGCGGACGCCCGCGGGGAGAAGATCGATGCGGACTACGAAGCGCGCCTCGCGGCTGCTGTTGCTGGTCGTGATGATGAGCTTGGCCGCCTGCGCAGGCAGTGGGCAGGTTGCGAGACCGCCCGCCTCACCGGTGATCCCGGAGCTGCCGCAGCGGCTGCTGAAGAAGACCGACTACGCCGCGCAAGTGCGGCAGGCGTTGTACGAGCCGTCGAGCGTGCCCAGTCCGAGCGGGACGAGGTCATCGACCGATACGAAGCCGCCCGCCTCGGGCAGCAGCGAGTGACGCCGTGAAGGCGACCCACAAGGGGTGGTTCCTGTTCTGTCCGGTGTACGTGGACATGACGAACCCGGAGATCCCGGAGGTCTGCGCGCGGTGGCCGTGGCTTGAGTGGCTGATGGATCCGGCGCACTGGTGCCAGGAGGCCGCCATCATGTTCCTGAGCCTCACGAACCCGGACTACGAGCCCGCCTTCTCGATCCGCCTGACCGGCGAGCTGCCCGCCGGCGGTGCTTCCAAGCCCTGACCGCATACCCGATCCACCGTTCCAAGTGGGGCAGGGCCTGCAGGTAGGGCAGCAAGGCGTGAAGGTCATCAAGGTGCATGCGCGCGGTTCTCGGTGGACTGTGGAACCAGCGTTGCACCTCCAACATCGGCCAGGAATAGCAACCTTGGCCCCTCGGAACCCCAATGGCCCGTCCCGGGCGCCAGACCATGCCCAAGCTCACCCCCAAGCAGCAGCGGTTCGTCACCGAGTACCAGAAGGACAGCAACGGCAGGCAGGCAGCGATCCGCGCCGGCTACGCCCCCGGGTCCGCCGAGGTCCAGGCCAGCCGATTGCTAAGGAATGCTCATGTGCGTTCCGAGGTTAACAAGGGGCAGGCGCGCGCGGCCAAGCGGGCCGAGATGACGCTGGATGGGCATCTGGCGGATCTGCGAAAGCTGCGCGACGCGGCCACCAAGAAGGGCCAGTTCAGCGCGGCAATCGCTGCCGAGGTGGCGCGCGGCAAGGCCTCCGGCATCCACGTGGAGCACCACAGGCACACCGGCGCGATCGGGACCTACGACCTGAGCAAGCTCTCCGACGATGAACTCGACCGCCTTGAAACGATCCTCGGTCCGCTTGCCGACGCTGGCGGAGATCCGAGCGGAGCGGGCGAGGCGGGCGACTGAGCGGGAGCGGCAGCGGATCGCCCAGGACGTCGAGGGCATCCGGGCGCGGTCCCAGACGCTCGAGGGCTTCATCAAGGAGCACTGGTCGATCCTGGAGCCGAAGAGGACACTGAAGTTCGGCTGGGCGCTCCGGGCGATGTGCCGGCACCTGGAGGCGGTCACCGAGGGCAGGATCCAGTTCCTGCTGATGACCGTGCCGCCGGGCATGATGAAGTCGCTTGTGATGGTCTTCTGGACCGCCTGGGAGTGGGGCCCGGTCGGCCGGCCCGACCTCCAGGTGCTGGCCACCTCGTACAGCCAGCCGAACGTGCTGCGCGACAACCTGAAGCTGCGGCGCCTCATCGAGAGCGACCAGTACCAGGCGGCGTGGCCCCTGAAGCTGCGCGGCGACCAGAACGCCAAGGGCAAGTTCGAGAACACCGGCAACGGCTTCAGCGAGGCCCGGCCCTTCAGCTCGATGACGGGTGGCCGCGGCGACCGGGTGAAGGTCGACGACCCGCACAGCACAGAGACCGCCGAGAGCGATGCCGAACGCAAGACCGCGGTGCGCATCTTCCGGGAGGGGATCACCGACCGCCTCAACGACATCACCTCGTCGGCGATGGTCATCATCATGCAGCGCCTGCACCAGCAGGACGTCGCTGCGGTGGCCCTCGAGCTGGACCTGGGCTTCGTGCACCTCAACCTCCCGATGGAGTTCGAGGAGGAGCGGGTCGACAAGGACGGGAAGCGGACCGGCGGGCCGTGCCGCACCTACGTGGACGGGGAGCTGTTCTTCGAGGACCCCCGCACGCAGGACGGCGAGCTTCTGTTTCCGGAGCGCTTCCCGCGCCTCGAGGTGGACCGGCTGAAGCGCGCCAAGGGCACCTACGCCTACGCCGGCCAGTACCAGCAGCGGCCCACGCCGCGCGACGGCGGCACGTTCAAGCGGGAGTGGTTCGAGGTGGTGGAAGCCGCCCCGGCCATCTCCAGCGCTCGCAAGGTCCGGCGGTGGGACTTCGCTGCGACGGACCCGAAGGAGAAGACCAGCAGCGATCCCGACTACACGGTGGGTCTGCTGCTGGGCGAGACAGGCGGCATCTACTACGTGCTGGACGTGGTCCGCGACCAGGTGTCGCCGGCGGGCGTGGAGAAGATGCTGGTGAACACGGCCAAGCAGGACGGGCGATCCGTGAAGGTCCGCCTGCCGCAGGACCCCGGCGCCGCCGGCAAGTCCAACGCCGCACACCAGATCAAGCTGCTGGCCGGCTGGGACGTCAAGGCCGCGGTGGAGTCTGGATCGAAGGAGGTCCGCGCGACGCCGGTCGAGGCCCAGGCCGAAGCCGGGAACATCAAGCTGGTCGCCGGCCCGTGGGTCGCCGCCTTCCTCGATGAGATCGCCGAGTTCCCCAACGCCAAGCACGACGACCAGGTCGATGCGCTGTCCGGCGCATTCGCTGAGCTGGTCACCGGCAGCACCTACAACCTCGGGAATGCACTCTGATGGCCAACCGCCTCACGACAATTCGGGACGGGCTGGCGAACTTCATCGCGAACCTGGGGACCGGCCGCGACAAGGCGGCCCACACCCACTATTTCCTGGATCGCCTGTCCGACCAGGAAGCCTGCAGCGTCTACGAAGGCACGTGGCTGGCCCGCAAGATCATCGACATCCCGGCTCTGGACGCCTGCCGCAACTGGCGCAGCTGGAACGCCGAGCAGGCCGAGATCAGCAAGCTGGAGGCCGAGGAGAAGCGGCTCGGCGTCCAGCTCAAGGTGCTGGACGCGAAGATCAAGGCCAGGCTGTTCGGCGGCGCGGCCATCTACATCGGCACCGGCCAAGACGGCGCAGCACCGCTGAACCCGGAGTCGATACGGCAGGGCGGCATCAAGCACCTCAACGTCATCCCGAAGCGGGTGCTGGCCGAGGGCGAGATCGACAACGATCCGGAGTCGCCGGGCTACGGTCTCCCCGCCTACTACACGATGACCAGCAGCAGTGGCGCGCAGGTCCGAATCGACCGTTCCCGCCTGGTGCTATTCCACGGAGCGCCGAAGCCTGACCCTCAGCTCACCACTGGAAGCTGCTGGGGCGAGTCGGTCCTGACCTCGATGGTGCAGACCATCAAGCAGGCCGACAGCACGGCAGCCAACCTCGCATCCATGGTGTTCGAGGCCAACGTCGACGTGATCCGCGTGCCGAACCTGATGGGGATGCTGTCGGATCCCGCCACCGAGAAGCAGCTGCAGGATCGCTTCCAGCTGGCTGCGATGCTCAAGGGTGTCAACGGCATGTTCCTGCTTGATTCGGAGGAGGAGTACGAGCGCAAGGCGATCGCGTTCACCGGCCTCCCTGACGTGCTCACTTCCTTCCTGCAGCTCTGCAGCGGGGCCTCCGACATCCCGCTGACTCGCTTGTTCGGCCAGTCGCCGGCGGGCCTCAACAGCACGGGCGAGGGCGACATCCGGAACTACTACGACCGGATCCGCTCTGGCCAGGAGCTGGAGCTGCAGCCGGCCATGTCGGTGCTGGACGAGTGCCTGATCCGTTCCGCCTTGGGCAGTCGGCCGCCGGAGCTCTGGTACAGCTGGCGCAGCCTCTGGCAGACCAGCGACACCGAGCGCGCCACGATCGGCAAGACGACCGCGGACACGATCAAGACGCTGGCCGACACCGGCCTGATCCCGGACGACGTGCTCGGCAAGGTCGCTGTGAACATGCTCACCGAGGCCGGCGTGGCGCCGGGGCTCGAGTCGGAGATGCAGCAGTTCGAGGTCGCGAACCCGGATTGGCGCGAGCAGCAGGCCGAGGAAGAAGCGGCGGCGCTGGCCCGGTCCGCCGCGCAGCAGCAGGGCAACCCGCTGCAGGACGCCACGCCTCGGCCGCTGTATGTCCGCCGCGACGTGCTCAACGGCGCCGAGATCCTGGCCTGGGCGAAGGAGCAGGGCTTCGAGACCACGCTGCCGGCCGACGACCTTCACGTCACCATCGCCTACAGCCGGGATCCGGTGGACTGGATGAAGGCGGGCAGCGACTGGGCCTCGGGCGAGGACGGCCGCACCACGATCAAGCCCGGTGGCGCGCGGCTGGTGGAGAAGTTCGGCGGCGGCGCGGTGGTGTTGCTGTTCAACAGCTCGGAGCTGTCCTGGCGGCACGAGACCATCAAGGAAGCCGGCGCATCCTGGGATTGGCCGGAGTACCAGCCCCACATCACGATCACCTATCAGCCCGGAAGCCTGGACCTGGAGAAGGTCGAGCCGTATCGCGGCGCGATCGAGCTGGGCCCGGAGATGTTTGAGCCGCTGGACGAGAGCTGGCAGAACAAGCTCACCGAGGAGTAAACCCCGATGCACATCACCGACTGCCTGACGCTCGACGCGTCCGGGCTGGCATTCACGCGCGACGGATTCCTGATCGGCGACGCCAAGGTGAGCCGGGCCGGCAACGTCCAGCAGTACCTCGGTCGCGAGCTGGGTCTGACCGGCGACGACGCGGGCCGCGTGTTCGGCGTCTACCGCGACCCGGCCACGGTGTTCGATGAGGACAGCATGCGCTCGCTGGTGGGCCGCCCGGTCACCCGTGGCCATCCGCCGAACGGCGTCACCGCGGACAACTGGAAGGAGCTTACGGTCGGCCAGGTCGGCGGCCGGGTCGTCCGCGATGGCGAGCACGTCGTGGCGCCCATGGCGATCATGGATGCGGACGCGGCCAAGGAAGTCCATGGCGGCGCGCGCGCACTGAGCGCTGGCTACACCTGCCAGATCGTCCAGGACGCTGGCACCGCGCCGGACGGCACCGAGTACCAGTTCCGCCAGGCCGGGCCGCTGCGGTTCAACCACGTGGCCTATCTGCCAGACAACAACCCCCGAGCGGGCAACACCCGTATCGGAGATGCATGGGCCACGCCCACCGCAGACCAATCAAGCATCGGGGATTGGCGCGCCCCCGGTGGGAAGGATCGCGCCGTCAACCCAACGAGGAACCATTCCATGAGCGATACCAAGACCCGGACCGTCATGGTCGATGGGCTGCCGGTCGAGTGCACCGATGCCAGCGCCATTGCCATCGACAAGCTCCAGAAGACCATCGGCACGATGAAGCTCGACCACGAGAAGGCCATCGGCCTGAAGGACGGCGAGATCGGCGAGCTGAAGGTCGAGAACAAGAAGCTGCTGGACTCGCAGACCAAGCCCGCCGACCTCGACCGCCTGGTCGCAGCGCGTGCGCAGCTGGTGTCCGACGCCGCCTCCCTGGCCCCCAACCTCAAGACCGAAGGCCTGGCCGATGCGGCGATCCGCAAGGCAGTAGTCGAGTCGGTGCACGGCGCCGATTTCGTCAAGGACGCTTCGGCCGACGAGATCGCCGGCATGTTCCGCATCCTGACCAAAGACTCGAAGAAGGATCCGGTCGTCACTGCGCTCGGCGACGCGCGCAGCCGCCAGACCACGGTCCAGGACAACGGCTACAGCGCCTCGGTGGCCGGCCTGGACTACCGCACCCGCAACCAGAAGCAGGAGGGCTGATCCATGGCACTGCAGAACAACTACCCGGACACCCAGCCCGCCGCCGTCGTCGGCATGCAGGCGACGATGCTCCCGGCCACCATCATCTCGCGCAACGTCGAGGACGCCGGCGGCATCGGGTTCGGCAAGCCCGTCTTCCAGGGCACCACCGACAAGGGCATCACCGCCACCAGCAATGCCAAGTTCGTCGGCATCACGCTGCTGGACCGCTCCGCCACCGGCGTGACCGGTAATCCCGACGCGTTCCCGCAGCGCGCCTCGGCCCGCGTCATCACCGAGGGCGACATCTGGGTGGTGGCCTCCGTCGCCGTGGCCGCAGGCGACCCGGTCTACCTGACTTCGGCCGGCGCGTTCACCAACGTCGCCACCAACAACACCGCCATCACCGGCGCCCGCTGGGACACCAGCACCACCGCGGCCGGCCAGCTGGCCGTCGTCCGTCTCGGCTAAGGAGCCAACCCCATGCAAGCAATTCCCCTGATCGACGCTCAGGTCGCGCTGGGTTTCGTGGTGGCCCAGACCTCGATCATCGAGCCTGGCGTCTACCGCACGGTCTACCCGGACATCCAGTACCGCGACCTGATCCCGGTGGACACCAGCGGCAGCGAGTTCGCCACCTCGGTGACCTACTACTCGCAGGACCAGTACGGCAAGGCAGACTGGATCAACGGCAATGCCGACGACATCCCGAAGGCCGGCACCACCCGCTCGCAGTTCCAGACCGGCGTGCACACCGCCGGCATCGGCTACGGCTACGGCTGGGAGGAGATCGGTCGTGCGCAGCTGCTGGGCGTCAACCTTTCCAGCGAGGATGCCGCGGCCGCCCGCCGCGCATCCGAGGAGATGGTGGACCGCGTGGCCTTGCTGGGTGACACCACGAAGGGTTTCACCGGCCTGTTCAACGCCGCCGGCGTCACCCCCGTGGCCGCGCCGACGGGCAACTGGGGCACCCTGCTGGCGGCTGGCAGCGCCACCCCGGACCAGATCGTCGCCGACATGAACGCGGCGCTGATGAACGTTTTCAACGGCACCAACACGACCGCCATCGCGGACCGCCTGCTGCTGCCGTGGTCGAAGTTCATGCTCATCTCGACCAAGAAGATGAGCGACTACAGCGACCTGACGATCCTGCAGTACTTCCTGGCCAACAACGTCTTCACCGCGACCACCGGCCAGCCGCTGATGGTGCGGGGCCTGCGCGGCCTGGACAACGCTGGCGCCGGCGGCGTCGCGCGCCTGGTGGCCTACCGCTACGACGCCAACGTGCTGAAGCTGCACATGCCGATGCCCCACCGCTTCCTGCCGGTGTACCAGTCTGGCCCGCTGCGCTGGGACGTGCCGGGCGTGATGCGCCTGGGCGGCCTGGACGTGCGCCTGCCGAAGCAGGTCGTCTACGTCGACGGCATCTGACCACCACGGCCCCGGGCTTCGGCTCGGGGCCTCACAGGAGATCCTGATGGAAATCACGAACAGCCACACCGGCCCGCTGGGCCTGCCCGACGGGACCATCCTGGCGCCCGGCATCCCAACCAAGGTCGAGAACTGGCCGCAGATGAAGAAGAACGCGGTCGTCCGCGCCTGGCTGGAAGCCAAGGTGCTGAACGAATCGAAGGACGGCACGTACGTGGCCGTGCTGATCGGCACCGACATCTTCCCGTCCGAGATCGAGATCTCCGAGGGCAAAACGGTCGCGCTGGGCGATGTCGTGGCGCAGTCGCACACCGACTCGGGCCTCAGCCTGGAGGACTGGAACTCGCTGCCGAGCGCCGAACGCGACGCCAAGATCGGCGCCACGGTCGACCAGCTGAAGTCCGCCGCTGCTGCGGAAGCCGTCGAGAAGGCCAAGGCCGCCAAGCAGGCCGACCAGGACCGCGCCGCGCTGTACGCCAAGCTCGACGCGCTGGGCGTGACCTACGACAAGCGCACCGGCACCGCCAAGCTGCAGGCGGCGCTGGAAGAGGCCGAGAAGGCCAAGGCCGCCAAGAACGAGGGTTAATCCATGTACGGCACGCTCCAGGGCGCAGACGCCTATCACCTGGCCCGGGGCAACGCCGCATGGGCGGCGGGCGCGGAGGCCGCAAGGACCGCGGCCCTCGTGCGCGCCACCGATTACATCGACGGCCGCTACCGCTATCAGCTGCCCTCGGGCATCTGGCAGTCCATGTTCACCGGGGTCCGCACCGATGGGCGCGCGCAGCCGAACGAATTTCCGCGCACCGGCGCGGTGGACTACGACGGCAACGCGCTCCCGTCCGACGAGGTACCGGTGGAGGTCGTCAATGCCACCTACGAGGCCGCGCTGCGCGAGCTCACCGCGCCCGGCAGCCTGTCCCCCGACTTCGTGTCGTCCGAGCAGGTCACGCGCGAGAAGGTCGGCCCGATCGAGGTCAGCTACGGCAGCTCGACAGCGGCCGGCGCGCCGCCCAACCGGCCGGTGATCCCGGCCATCGACGAGATCCTGGCGCCGCTGCTGAGGCGGCCGGCGTCCTTGCCTGCGGTGCTGGTCGTATGAGCGCCTTCTACGACCGCGTGCAGGCCACGGCCACGCGCCTGATCGAGCGCTACGGCTACGCCGCGCAGCTCAAGCGCGCGGGCGGCCCGACCGGCCCCGCGTACGACCCGCAGCCGGCGCAGCCCACGCTGCACAGCTGCACGGTGGTGGAGACCGAGTACAGCCTCACCAACCGCGACGCGACGCTGGTCCAGAAGGGCGACAAGCTCGGGCTGATCAGCACCGCCATCGACGCCGCGCCGCTGCTGAGCGATCAGCTCGTGCTGGCCGATGGCACCTTCAACTTCGTGGACCTGCAGCCGCTCTCGCCGGGTGGGCAGGTCCTGCTGTACGAGTTCCACTGCCGCAAGTAAGGACCCCCCGTGCCCGCAACCAGCGCCCGCCAACTCGATCAGCTGGCGAAGAAGCTGGAGCCGCCCATTGCAAAGGCGTTCCTACAGGCTGTCGCCCAGGTGCGAGGCAAGGCGGTCGTGCCGCTGATCGCCGAGCTGCTGCAGGCCGGCCGCGTCGACGAGGTCATGCAGGTCCTGGGCCTGGACGAGGCGCAGTTTACTGACCTGGGCGAAGCGCTGCGCGACGCCTACAAGGCCGGCGGCCAGCAGGCGACGACCGAGATGCCGAGGATCCGTCTCTCGCTCGACCCCGGCATCACAGGCAGCTACCAGCCACGGTCGCAGTCGCCGGTGCTGACGATCCGGTTCGACCTCCGGAACCCCGTGGCCGAGCAGTGGGTGCGGGAGGCCAGCTCGAAGCTGATCACCGAGATCCTGGACAGCCAGCGCGAGGCGATCCGAAACACGCTGGCGCAGGGCATCGCGGCCGGCCGCAACCCGCGCCAGACCGCGCTGGACATCGTCGGGCGCACCGCCGAGACCGGCCGGCGCTCCGGCGGCATCGTCGGGCTGACCTCCCAGCAGGCCGGTTTCGTGTCGAACGTCCGGGCCGAGCTGGCCAGCGGCGACCCGAAGTTGATGGGGCACTACTTCACGCGCGGCCGGCGTGATCGGCGGCTGGACGGCATCGTTCGGCGGGCCATCGCGGCTGGGAAGCCGGTCGGCCAGGCGGACATCGACAAGATCGCCGGGCGCTATGCCGACAGGCTGCTGCAGCTGCGCGGCGACATGATCGCGCGCACCGAGTCGATCGCCAGCATGGCCGCCGGCCGGGAGGAGGGCTACCGGCAGCAGATAGCCGCCGGCAACCTCGATCCGGAGAACGTCACCGGCACCTGGGACACGGCCGGCGACAACCACGTCCGGCATTCGCACGCGGCGATGAATGGCCAGCAGCGCAAGTTCGGCCAGCCGTTCCAGTCGCCTAGCGGCGCGCAGATGCTCTACCCGGGAGACACGTCGCAAGGCGCCGGCCCGGAAGAGATCATCGGCTGCCGGTGCCACAAGCAGTACCGCATCAACATGGCAGCGGAGGCACTACGTGGCCAGCAAGTTCGGTGACCAGGTCAAGGCACTGACCGAGAAGTACAAGCTGCGGCAGGAGGTCGTGTTCCGCGAGTCCGCGCAGCAGGTGCTAGCGAAAGCCCAGGTGCCTAAGAAGAGCGGCGGACGCATGCCGGTCAAGGACGGGTTTCTTCGCGGATCTGTGGGCGCGTCGAAGGAGGGAATGCCTTCGGGACCAAGTGACCCGGCTCTGGTGTTCTCGACGCTCAAGATCGGCGAGCAGGTCTACGCCGGATGGACGGCCGCCTACGCGCTGCGCATGGAGTACGGCTTTCAGGGCACCGACAGCCTCGGCCGCACGTACGACCAGGCCGGCAATGGCTTCCTACGCGCCGCTGTGCAGAGCTGGGACTTCATCGTCGCCGAGGCGGTGATCCAGGCGAAAAAGGACATCCCGTGACCGACACCGAGATCTATCGCGCCTGCGCCGCGCTGGTGGCGACCTTCGCTGCAGCCCAGAGCCTGCGCTGCGCCTACCCGGAAGTGGCGTTCGACCCGGGTCAGGACGTGGCCTGGCTGGACCTCCAGTGGTTCCCCAACGAGACCCAGAACTACGGGATGGACGACGATGGCCCGTCGCTGCTGCAGGGCTTCGCGCAGCTATCGCTGTGCCGCCGGCCCGGCGCCGGCATCCCGGCGGCCTCGGCGATCACAGACCAGATCATCGCCGCCTTCGGCAAGGGCACGGCCTTCGCCGGCGCGCGCGTCTACCGGAAGCCCTGGGTCAACAACATCATCCAGGACCCGGAGCGGACCATGTATCCGGTCACCATCATGTGGCGCGGCTTCGATAGCTGACCTATAGCGCTCCCTTGCGCGAGAAGAGAGCTGCCCCAAGGTGAGTCCTTGAGCAAATCCTGCTCATTTACGACGTGAAATGTATGCGGCACTTGATGACTTGGCGTTTCTCGGATGGGCAAGACCCAAGCGGTAGTGATGCGATTCTTTCTTTCACCGCGGATGTCGTGGTTGAGGTTGGCAACCGTAACGCCTGGACCGGTGCCGCCGGGCTCTTCTATGACGGTTACTCGGGCGCAGATATCCCAGTTCGCCTTAACCAAAATGAGGATGGAAAGCTGATCGTCAGCGGAGAACAGGGCTTCGGACCGTTTGAAGTCCTGGCCAACAAGACGTTCGAGGTTGGCGATACGGTGGTGCTGAATCCCATGAACGGCGGTCCCGGCTACGGATACGAGATCACGCAGATCAAGCCACAGCCGTAACGGCGACCGAGAGCCCAGAAGTTTTCGAAGCCCGCCTAGTGCGGGTTTTTTGTTTCCCCAGACCCCGCCTCGTGGCGGGTTTTTTATTGCCCATAGCGAGGACCCTGAGATGCCCGAGGCACAAACCAATAGCGGCTCGAAGCTCTACATCTGCACCACCCCGCAGAACGCCGACCTGACCCAGACCGCCTTCGCCGCACTGACCTGGGTTCAGGTCAAGAAGGTCGGCAGCGTCGGCGAGCGCGGCACCAGCACCAACTCCGTCTCCTACGACACCTGGGACACCCTGGTCTCGCTGAAGGGCAAGGGCATCACCAACGCCGGCGATCCGGTGGTGGAGCTGGCCGAAGACCTGGCGGACCCCGGCCAGATCGCGCTGCGCGCGGCGGGCGCGCCGAACGTGCCCGATGCCTATGCCCTCAAGGTCGAGCGCCCCGACGGCTCGCTCGAGTACCTGCGCGGCATCGTCATGGGCCCGGTCTTCCCCGGCGGCCGCAACGAGGACTTCGTGCTCAACAACTTCACGCTCGGCCTCAACCAGGTGCCGATCCGCGTCGCCGCGCCGTAACCGCGTAATCCAAGGGATAGGGCGCGCGCCTGACAAGCCGGACCTGATCCGAACGGCTTCCCTTGGACCTCTCTCCCGGATCGCACCACAAGGATCACGACATGACCGACCTGACTTCCATCGTGGCCGCCTCGCGCGCCATCGACATCCTCCATCCGGCGACCGGCGAGCCGGTGGGCTTGCGCTTGACCCTGCTGCCGGACAGCGACCCCAAGGTGAAGACCGCCAGCCGCAAGGCGCTCAACGAGCGCATGAGCGGGAAGGGCAAGGTCACTGCCGAGAAGATCGAGCAGAACCGCATCGACATGCTGGTCGCCTCCATCGGCGACTGGCAGTGGACCGGCGACCTGACCCTGGACGGCGAGAAGCCGGCGTTCTCCGACACCAAGCTGCGCGCCGTGCTCGAGGACGAGAACCTGGCCTGGATTTCCCAGCAGGTCGAGGCCGAGCTGCGGGACACCGCGGCCTTTTTTCGCAGCGCTCAGGACTGAGCTGGCCGAGGCGGTCTACCTGACCGTCCGCTACGACAGCCAGGACGAGAACGGCGAGACGCGCCGCCAGCGCAATCAGCGCTTCGACCAGGAGTCGCCCGAAGTACATGTGCCTGAGGAGGGGCTGCACCTCTGGGAATGGTTCTGGCGGCTGTCGGACCGCCGCCGCTCCGGGCCAGAGGCGATCTCGTTCGGCGAGGTGGGCGAATGGGCCCGGCTGACGGGCGTGGATATCCAGCCTGATGAGGTCGGCGCGCTGCTGGCCATGGATGACGCTTACCTGCGCGCGGCGCGCGAGGACCAGGCCGCGGCGCGGGAGCGCGCGCAACAGACCCAGCCCAAAGGGGGCAATCAGTGGACATAGCCGAACTTGGGTACAAGGTCGATTCGAGCGGGCTGGCTGCGGCGACCAAGGACCTGGACCAGAACGCCGCGGCGGCCGATCGCGCCGGCGGCTCCTCCGAGCGTCTGGGCCGCTACTTCCAGTCCATGGCCCAGACCGTCGAGCGCACCTCTGGCGCGCTGAGCACCAGGCTGGGCGGCGCGCTGGACAAGATCGACGCCAGCACCGGCGCGGTGGTCTCCGAACTGCAGGCGCTGAACCGCGTACAGACCGAGATGCTGGCCTACCTGACGTCGCTCGGCGCGAAGGCGAACAGCGCGGCGCAGGATCTGCAGGGTCTCGGTGCAGCCGGCAATACGGCGGCCACGGGGGCGCAGGCGGCGGCCAGCGCGAGCCAGGCGCTGGAGAAGCAACTGGCCGAGCAGGAGGCGCGCTATCAGTCGGTCGCGCAGAAGGCCATGGCCTGGTCGCAGGCGAACCAGCAGGCCAACCTTTCCGACCGGGCCCTGGCCGAAGCGGCACAACTGGCGGCGTCAGGCATCGACGTCCAGGCGCTGGCCATGTCCCGCGCCGGCACCGAGCAGGAGCGCATGGCCGTGCGCGCGCGAGCGCTGCAGGAAGCGGAGGCGAGGGCCACGAATCAGGCCAGGGAAGCGGCCGCGGCGGCTGAGCGGCAAGCCGTGGACCTGCAGCAGCTGCTCGGCGCGATCGACCCCACCATCGCCAAGCTCAACAAGCTGGCCGAGATGGAGGAGCGCCTGGAGCGCGCGGGCGACCTGGGCATGCTCAAGCCGGCCCAGCTGCAGCAGTACCAGGGCCAGATCGACGCCATGCGCGCGAAGGTGCTCAGCGCAAGCCGTGGCGTGGAAGACCTGGGCGGCTCATTCGGCCGACTCAACCTGAAGACGCAGGAGTCCCAGCGGAACCTGGCGCAGCTGGTGTCCTATCTGGCCAGCGGCAACTTTGGCATGGCCGGGAACCAGGTCATGCAGCTCGGGAACTCGACCGGTGCCACGAGCGCTGCGCTGTCCGGGCTGGGTGAGGCCGCCGGCGCCGCCTCGGCAGGCATGATCGGCTTGGCCGCGGGTGCCGGTGGCGCGCTCGCCGTGCTCGGGCTTGCGCTGGTCGCCTACAGGCAGGGTCAGGACGAGCTCTACGGCTACCAGAAGGCCATGCTGCTCACCGGGCAGAGCGCGGACGTCACCGGCGGGCAGTTCAACGCTCTGGTGGGGGAGATCGACCGCTTGGTCGGGGTCAGCCGCGGGCAAGCCGTGGGAGCGCTCACTGCGGTGGCCTCGTCCGGCCGGCTCGCGGGCGAGAACATCGAGATGATCTCCGCGGCCGCCGCGCGCATGCAGGCATCGACCGGCCAGGCCGTCTCCAAGACGGTATCGGCGTTCGAGGAGATCGCCCGCTCGCCCGTGGAAGGCTTGCTGAAGCTCAACGAGGCGGAGGGCTTCCTCACCCGAGCGCAGGTGCAGCGCATCGTGACGCTGCAGCAGGAGGGGCACGAGCAGGCAGCAGTGACCGAGGCCCTGGCGCTCTATGCGGAACACCTGCAGGACGTCGGGACCAGGTCCGAGCAGCTGATGCCCGCGATGACGCGGTGGTGGCGGGATTTCAAGGGAGAGATCTCGGACACCTGGGGCCAGGTCGTGATCTTGAGCGGCCACATCGACACGCTGGCGAGCAAGCTAGGTAGCCTGCCAGGCGGCAAGTACCTCGGCGCCGCCGTCTACTCGGCCCTGCCGAGCCAGATGCTGGGCCAGCTCAACGGCGCGCTGGGCAATGGCCTGCCGGCGCCGATCTACGACCCGGAGGAAGAGAGCAAGGTCGCCACGCAGAAGAAGCTGGTGAGCGACACGGCGGCCGCGCTTGTCGATCAGGCCAAAGGCGAGAAGGTCGCGTCAGACGCGCTGAACGAGCGCATCTCCGGACTGGACCGGGCGTCGGCGAAGCAGGCGGCTTACAACAAGATCCTCGCCCTCTACAACGGCTTGGCCGAGAACGACCCACGCCACTTCGACGGATCGATGGGTCGCCTGGTCGCCAAGGCCAATGCAGATATCGACAAGCAATGGAACCAGCGGCTGGGGCTGAACAAGCAGAACACCGACGACAACTCGGCCCAGAGCTTCATCGCCAGCGTGCAGCGGCAGATCACCGCCAACGAGCAGCTGGCGGCAAGCGGCGACAAGGTCTCGGCCAGCGACCGGCTGGTGATCCAGGCAAAGCAGCTGCTGGCGGACAAGACCAACACGATGACCGCGGCGACGCGGAAGCTGCTCGAGGCGCTGATCCCGACGCTGCAGACCACCGACGCGCAGGCCCAGGCCGAGGTGCAGCGCCAGCGCGGGCTGCAGGCCACCGCTCAGCTGACCGAGCGCCTGGCCCAGTTGGAGAAGCAGCGGCAGGAGCAGGCCGACATCGACCTGATGGGCATCAGCCGCGGCGCCGACGCGACGCAGATGCTGCAGCGGCAGCTCAACATCCAGAGGGACTACCTCCAGGAGCAGGAGAAGCTCAACAAGGATTTCAACGCTGATCGTCGGCAGCTGAGCGGCGAGGCGCTCGAGATCCGGAAGCGTCAATACGATGAAGACACCGAGTACCTCAAGCAAAGCCTCGATCGTTCGCTGCAGATCGAGACCAACTACCAGCAGCAGAGGAAGGCGTTGCTTGGAACCTGGAGCACCGGGTTCTCGCGAGCCTGGGAGGACTATGTCTTCGCTGCTCGGGACGCGTCGAGTCGCGCCGCTGGCTTCTTGAGCGATAGCTTGCGAGCTGGCGAAGATGACTTCGTGCAGTTCGTCAAGACGGGCAAGGTGTCGTTCTCCAGCCTGATCGACTCGATGATTTCGGACCTGGCGCGTTACGCGTACCAGCAGTCAATCGTCGGGCTCTTCGGCGGCGGTGGTACTGGCGGCTGGACGGGCACGCTCGCCTCGCTCTTCAGTTCCAACTCGAGCTTCTCCGGGTCCAGCATCTCCTTCGGCGGCGGCCGCGCCGGCGGCGGCGACACGCGCTTCGGCTCGTTCTACCAGGTAGGCGAGGGCGGCAAGCCTGAGCTGTACCAGCAGAACGGGAAGACCTATCTGATCCCCGGCGACAGCGGGCGCGTCATCCCGGCTGCAGCGGCGTCAGGCGGCGCGGGATACGGCAGTCCGCAGATCAACATCAGCGTGAGCGGTAACGCGGAGGTCGAGAGTGCGACGGCCACGCCCAACAACAGCGGGGGCTTCGACGTGAGCGTGATCCTGAAGCAGATCAAGGCAGCGGTCGCCGATGACATCGCCAGCGGCACCGGCTCGGTCACCTCGGCCTTGAAGGGCCGCTACGGCCTGAGGCCGAACGTCTGATGGCCACGCTCACCGACTTCGCAAAGATCCGCTACTCCAGCTACGGGGAGAGCTTCGATCCTTCGGTAGAGCGCACGGACATGGAGCGCGGCGTGCCGAAACAGCGCCTGCTGAACTCGCAGGTGCTGATGAAGATCCAGGCAACGCTGCTGTTCAAGACCCCCACGGACTTGAATGGCTTCGAGGCCTGGTACTTCGACGAGATCAAGCGGATCGGGTGGTTCACGATCCAACATCCCCGGACCGGCGCTGCGATCAGCGTGCGCTTCGAGAATGGCTCGATCGGCACGCTGACCTCCGAGTCGCTCGGGTTTTACCTGGCCCAGCGGCAGGTGGTCCTCGAGTACTTGCGCTAGCCGTCTACAACCCGACCCCCCCATCAAGCCCCGCCACGTGCGGGGCTTTTCTTTCCCAGCGGGAGCTGCATGAGCACCTTCATCGAGCGCCGCCAGCGAAGGACCGACACGGAGTCGATCCTGTTGTTCGCCGAGATCAGCGCGACCTCCTTCGCCGATACGCTCCGCATCGTCAACGACACCAGGAACTGGGTCAGCAACGGGGTCGAATACATCGGCTTTCCCTTCGGCTTCAAGCTGCCCGATGACGTGAGCGGCCAGACGCCGCGCGCGCAGCTGGTGATCGACAACGTCGGCCGCGGGATGACGGACGACTTGGAGCGCCTTCAGCCTAACGAGCTGGTCATGGCCAAGATCCTGATCAGCGATCGCGCCGATCCCGACACCATCTTCCGCACCCTGTACCTGCCGATGACGCAGGTGTCTGTGAATGCGTCGACGGCGACGGCTCAGTGCGGCGTGGACTACCTGATGCGCCAGCGCGCCGTGCGCCTGGTCTGCAATCCCTACACGCTGCCGGGGGCCTTTTGATGTCGATCGATCTGCAGCGCGTCGAGCGCCTCGTGGGCATCCTCTACGACGAGCAGGATTTCGACTGCGCGGACTTCGTGGCGCACGTCCAGCGCCAGTTGTTCGAGCGTGAGGTGCACCTGCCAAGCACGCGCCCGCGCGGCGTGGAAGGGCAGGCCGCGCTAGGTGAGTTGTCCCGCGCGTACGCGGCGCCCCGTGATGGGGAGCCTCAGGACGGCGACCTCGTGCTGATGCGCGAGATCGGGCAGAGGCGCCCCGGCCACGCCGGCGTGTACTTCGCCCTGGCCCACGAGGGCTGGGTTCTACACAGCAACGAGAAGAACGGGTGCTCCGTGCTCCACCGCGTGCGCGAGTTGGACAGCTGGGGCCTGAAAGTCGAGGGGTACTACGAATGGGCATGATGGAGACGCCGGCGGCTGGCGGGCAGCTGGTCTTGACGCCGCACCCGGTCACGCTGGAAGGCCAGCGACACATCCCGATGGACCTGCAGCCGGGCGAGCGTCTGTGCAGCTTCCTGCATCGCCATGTGGTTGATATCGACCGGGGCGACTGGGTGGTGTCGATCGGCGGCCACGTCGTGCCTCGCGCCATGTGGGCGCACGTGACCCCGAAGGATGGCCAGGTCATCGAGTTGCGCGGCGCGGTGGGCAAGACCGCCCTCTACATCGTCGCGCTGGTCGCTCTGACCTACTTCACCTTCGGCGCCGGCGCGGCGGCCGGTGGCATTTTCGGCACCGCGACCGGCGCGGGGACGTTCTTCGGTGCCTCCGGCCTCCTGGCCGCTGGCTTGGCCACCGCGACGTTCGTTGCCGGCTCGGTGCTGATCAACAAGGTCCTGGGGCCGAAGGCCGCCGGCCGGAGCAGCTCGGACGCGGACTCGGTCTACAGCATCGGCGCGGCGCGCAATCAGCTGCGTCAGTACCAGCCGCTGCCGCTGGTCTTCGGGCCGGTGAAGATGGCGCCCGACATGGCCAGCAAGCCCTACACCTGGTACGAGGGCAACGACCAGTTCGTCGGCATGGTGCTGACCCCCGGCGTCAATGTGCAGTCGATCGATGAGCTCTACAACGGCGACGCGCTGCTCTCGTCCTACGACGGGGTGACGGTCTGGTACAGCGGCTTTCCCGGCATGCCGGAACAGACGATCCCGCTCTACAGCAACGTCGACACCGTGGATGGCGGTGATCTGCCCGACACGACCGCGTGGGTCCAGCGCACCACCGGTGCCGACACCGTGCGCGTCCAGATCAATCTGGAGTACATCCTGGGCGGTCAGGGCACCTCCGGGAAGAACTACCAGGTCAGCGAGACGGTGCAGGTGCAGTACAGCCCGGCTGGCCTCAACCAGTGGGCGACGCTGATCAGCCGCACCTTCAGCTCGAGCAAGTTGGACACCACCCAGCGGGCGACCCTGGCGGCGGACGTCGCGCGCGGGCAGTACGACGTGCGCGTGCGGATATTGGGCCAGGGCAACTACACCGGCAAGAACACCCAGCGCAACGATTTTCAGTGGTCCACGCTGTCGAGCGTACAAGCCGATGACGCCACTTACGCTGGCATCCCCCGCATCGGCATCCGCATCAAGGCCACTGGTCAGCTCAACGGCGCGCCGGATGAGATCCGCGGTGTGGTGCACAGCCTGCCGTGCCAGGTGTGGGACGGTGACGCGTGGGTAGCCGAGGAATCGTCCAACCCCGGCGCCAACATCCTCCAGTACGCACGCGGCTACCGCGACCAGAATGGCCGCCTGATTGGTGGCATGGGCCTGCCGGACAGCTGGATCGACATCGAGGCCCTGATGGGCTTCACGCTGCACTGCGCGGCCAGCTCCTACAGCTACAAGTTCTGCATCAAGGAGGCCCGCAGCCACGAGGAGATGCTGGACGCGCTCGCGCTCGCTGGCATGGGGCAGGTGTCCTGGGCCGGCGGCAGGCTTTCGGTCGTCTGGGCGGCTGACCAGCAGCCGATGTCCGGCGTGGTCAACATGGCCACCATCAAGAAGGGCAGCTTCCAGGTCGACTACACCCTCGCCAACGCTGCCGACGGCATCGAGTACAGCTACTACGACGAGGAGACTTGGGAAACCAAGACGCTGCGCGTGGTCTCGCCCGCGGCCGGCTACGACACTGCGCTCAACCCGGCGCAGGTAACGGGCGAAGGCATCACCAGCGAGGCACACGCCGCGATCATGGCGCGCTGGCACCTGGCCCAGTCGCTGTATCAGTACAAGGACATCCGCTACAGCACCGACCTGGAGCATCTGAGCTATCGCCGCATGTCGGTGCTGGCGCTGCAGCACGACCTGACGCAGTGGGGCTATGGCGGCTGCGTTGTCGGCGCCGGCACCGCAGGCGGCGTGACGACCCTGCAGCTGGACGAGCCTGTTCCGCCCCCGGCCTCGGGGAATGCCTACATCGGCGTGCGCATCCCCGGCGAGGCTGTGTATCGGGTGCTGCGTGTGCAGTCCTTCAGTGGCGATCCCACCGACACGATCACGCTTGCTGACGAGTGGCCGAATGATGCCGCGCTGCCAGGCGCCGGCGCTGGGAACCCGGCGCACGACACCATCTGGGTCTACGACTTCAAGCAGACGCCGGGATACCGTGTTCGCGTGGTCAACGTGGAGCCGGAGAGCGACACGAAGGGCGCATCGATCGCGGTGGTTCCGGAGGGCCCCGAGTTCTGGCAGTACGTGCTTTATGGGGTCTACACGCCGCCGGCGAACCAATCCCTGCTGCAGACGCGACCGATCGCGTCGAACCTGGTTATCTCGGAGGAGCAAACCGTCCAGGGCGACACGGTGTTCACCGAGCTGGTGGCCACCTTCGACATCACCGGCCCGGCCAGCCGGACGGTCGTCCTTTCCGACCTCGACCGCAATGGCGAGCTGGAGCAGGTCGCCGAGACCACCACGCGCACTGCGCGCTGGCGGATCCCGGGCGCGGGCACTTACCCGATCACTGTCCGCCCGTACTCTCCCGACGGGTTCGCCGGCGTCTCGGCCAGTACCCTTTACACCACCCAAGGCGCCGAAGCCCCGCCGGTGCTGGTGGACACCTTTACGATCGAGGAGCTGTCCGGCGGCGTGCGCCGGTACTCCTGGGGCTACAGCGACGACACGATCCAGTCGGCCGACTTCGCCGGCGTGGAGATCCGCTACACCGCCGGAAGCGTCACCGCGCCGGCCTGGGAGACCATGACGCCGCTCGGGGACACCGGCTACCACGCCGCGGCGTTTGAGGCGGTCCTGCCGGCCTCTGGAACCTGGACCTTTGCCTGCCGCTCGCGCAACACCAGCGGCACGCTGTCCCCCGATGCCAGGATCGTCACCCAGACGCTCGGCGCGAACCTGGGCGAGCAGCTGGGCGATCTGGGAGATGCCGACGCGGCGGCGCAGGCGGCGATCACGCAGGAGATCATCGACCGTTTCAACGCCGACGCCGCGGCGATCGCCCAGGCCGCGCAGGACGCGACGGACAAGGCCAACGCCGCGCGCGACGCGGCCATTGCCCACGCGGACGTGATCGGCGCCCAGGTCGCCGACATCATCGGCGCAGACGAGTGGGTGACCGGGAAGGATTACCCGAAGGGCGATCTGGTCAAGCACAACGGCACGCTCTACCGAGCACTGCGGGCGAACAACAGCGTCGAGCCAGGCGCGGGCGGCAGCGGCAACGATTGGCAGTCGGTCGGTAACTACGACTCGCTGGGCGAGGCTGTTGCAGCAAGCATTTCCATGGGCACTGCCAACGCCTCGGCCATCGCCAGCGAGGCCCAGCAGCTTGATGCGGTACAGGCCCGCATGCCTTCCGGCGCCGGCCAGCTGGCAACGCAGGCATCCGTCGCCACCGAACAGCAGGCGCGGGTCGATGGCGACAACGCGCTTTCCGGCCGGACCAGCACGATTGAAGGGCGCATGCCCACCGGCACGGACAAGCTGGCGAACGAAGCGAGGGTGGTGACCGCGGAGAACGCCAGCGTAACGCGAGACAATGCGCTTGGAGCGCGCGTGGACAGTGTCCAAGCCAAACTCCCAGCAGACGGTGGTAGGTCTGCCTCCGAGGCAAACGTCACGTCCTTCGCTCAGGCCAGCGTGGATCGCGACAACGTGCTCGGTCAGCGGGTTGACACCGCCCAAGCCGCGGCAAACGGCGCCCAGTCCACTGCCACGAACGCGCTCACGGCGTCTAACAATAATGCGAGTGCAATCACGCTGGTCCAGAAGAAGCAATCTCAACGTACCAATTTACTGCCAGGTGGTGGTTTCGAGAGGGGGCGATGGACCAATGGCGAATACCAACAGTTCGCAACGGCGGATGGCAGTTGGGGGCGTCAGATGTATCACACCAACCCCGGAAGCATTAACGGGGGCGGGCATGCCGTTGTCAGCGACGCATTCGATGTCACGGAGAATGAGCCATACACCGTCAGTTTTGACTCTTTGCTGATCGCAAACGCAGGCGGCGTTCGTGTAGATATTCAGTTCTTCAATTCCTCCGGCGGGAATACCGGGTCGGGCTCAAGCAACAGCCGGGCCCCTAGTTTTAACTTCGACGATGGTGATGCCAGGAGACAATCCAACACATTTTCCGCAGTGGCGCCCGCCGGTAGCACTCAGGCGCGTGTTCGATACATCTGGGAAGGCGTCACCGGATGCGTAGCGCTGGCCGTAAGGCAAGTTAAGGTAGAGCACGGTGACGGACCATCGACCGCTTATACCAGCGAGGCCATGCTGGCGCTAACCGCCACCGCACAGGCGGCAAGCTTCACGCTCGCGCTGCAGGTGAACAACTACGTCTCAGGCATCACCAGCGTCAATAATGGAACCACAAGCACCATTGACTTCCTCACTGACGCCGCGCGCTTTCTATCCCCAAATGGTGGCGCGCGCACTGAGTTCTCGAACGGAAACTGGCGCGTCTACGACCAAAATGGCGTGCTGGTGTCTGCAAACGGGATCAACATCTGATGGCCACCGGATTGAAGGTCTGGGACAACGGAGCGCTGGTGCTGGATGTGACAGATCGGCTCACCCGTGTGGCAGGACAAGTCTCCATCCCTGCCAACGGCAGTGGCTCTGTGACGTGCCCGGAGGGGACGCCGTGGTACACGCTGTATCTGCTTGACCAGAATGAGCCTGGCTCGCTCTACGGTGTTCCAGCGCCTCAGGTGACGGTGAGCGGCTCGACGATCACCTGGGGCATCAAGAGCGGCGCCAGCGCTTCTCAGGCGTGCACTCTTACCTATGGGGCATATTGATGGCGACCGGCTTTAAAGTTCGCACGTCGGCTGGTGTTTTGCTGCTGGACTCAGCAGTGCCTCAGCTGAAGCTGTTCACCAAGTACACGGTGGCCGCCAATGACACGCGCACAATCAGCGGCCTGCCGGGTGTCCCAGTCGTTGCGCTCTCCTCAACCGCGGGTGCGAATGCTGCAGTGACCTACGGCAGCAACGGATCTGCGACCATCAGCGTCTACCAGCATCCCTCCGGCGGCAGTACGACCGTTTATGTGTTCGCCGCGCCGAACGGGAGCACGATCACGCGCGGCCTCAAGCTATACAACAACGGCAAGGTGACATTCGACAGCTCAAAGGGCTATCTGAAGATCGTCGGTTCTGGCGGCGGCAACCCGGACACGAGCGGCGGCGAGAACAACGCGCAGGCTTGGCCGTCGGGGAAAACCTACGCCGCCATCGTCCGGCAGGTCGGCTACAACTTCCGAGACGTCAACCAGGGCGCCGGCGGCAACACGGATTGGTATCGCTACGTGTTCAAGGGCTTTGCCAAGGTCTCTGGCACGCAGACCAGCGTGACAAGCTACAACAGCCAGATCACCCGCTACGGCACGTCGGCGCCCGTGGACGCTAGCCCCTTTATCACCGCCCAGCAGTTCTACGTTGTCGACGTCACTGGGCTGTGACATTCACCCAAACGAGGATCTACAAAAAATGGCAACCCGCGTTATCGAAAAAATCAATCTGGCGATTTTGCCGACTCAAGAAGTGGAGATGTCGGTGGCAGCCACCTTGCTTGGCGTGACCGTAGAGGACAACCGCCTCGTTCTGCTGTCGGACCAAGAAGCGACGCCGCAGCGTACGCGTAAGCGCACCTTCTGGCTCGTGCGCGCCGGAAGCGTGCTCCCCGATGGCGCGCTCCGGTACATCGGCCAGTTCGCCCTGGACAATGAACTGGTGTTTCTCTACTCCGACACGGACGATACGCCGGTGGCCTTTGCTCCGGACGTCCCGCTTGTCCACTACAGCGATTTCAGCCAGTTGAGGGACGGGCTGGAGGCACGCATCGCGGCGCTTGAGAGCGAACTGGCGGCGGCCAAGGCCGCCTGATTCGGAAACGTCCTACACGCGGGCGCGGCGCCGCCTGATCGCCGGCGCGCCGCGTGGATGCAATGCTGGCCAGGCCCTCCCGGCAGCACGCCTTCGCACCGGCAACGGATGCCGCTTTGCATAACCAGTTGGCGCGGCCTTAAGCAAGCCGCATAGCTACGCCGGGAGGGCAGCTTCACTCCACGCCGGCGGTGGCCAGCAGGCGGTCCACATAGCGCGACACGTAGCGGGCGTCCGACGAGTCGGTGGCCGCGTCCTCGATCAGGTCCAGTTCGCCGGCCAAGGCCTGCAGGAGTTCGTCGCGGTCGGGGTATTCGTCGCGCATGGCCGGCACGCGCGCGGCAACGGCTTCGAGGCGGTTCAGCAGGTCAGCGCGGGGCATGGCGGGTCTCCAGTTGGGCAGAGAATCGTGTGATCGTCCCGTCGCAGGACCTGCGACGGCCAGCGCTATCCTGCGGAGCCCAACTCCGGAGGCGGCTATGTGCTACTCGGCCCAGGTGCACGCAGAGTTCAAGCAATTCCAGCGCGAGTTCGGCGCGGTCATGGACCTGAACGAGTATGTGCGGGTGTTCTGGTGGCGCGAGGGCAAGGACCCCCGGCGGATCAAGGCGCCGCGCCAGATGATCCGCGAGCTGCTCGAGATCGGGCCGACGGACCTGCAGGCCAGGCTGAAGGCCGCCGATGCCGAGGACACGGATGCGCTGACGCGCGAGATCTTCGACCAGCGCCGGCGCGTGGCTGACGCCGAGCGGGCGCTGCAGGTCAAAGAGACCAAGAAGGCCCTGAACGACGTGCGCGTTGGGACGAACAAGGTCGAGGCCGCCCAGCGGAAGCTGGACACGTTGAAGGGCAAGGTCAGCCCTGGCGACAGCCGCATCTTCCCAGGGGTCTACGGTCCAGTGATGGTCTCCGAGGGCGGCAAGCGCGTCGTCAAGCCGATGCGCTATCAGTGCCGGCCGGCGGGCAAGCCGGCGTTCTACGACGTCAAGTACCCGGGAACGTACAACGCCCGGCGCGACAACCTCGAGGGCTTCTGGAAAGGGCAATTCGGCTATACCCACGGGATCATGGTCGCGGACCGCTTCTACGAGAACGTGGAGGGTCCGGACGGCAAGAACCGGGTGCTGGAGTTCGTCCCCCGGACCGGCGAGCCGATGCTGATCGCGTGCCTGTGGTCCCACTGGGTCGATCCCAACGGTGTTGAGCCGGACCTGCTCAGCTTCGCCGCGATAACGGACGAACCGGAGCCAGAGGTGGCCGCGGCCGGCCACGACCGGACGATCATCAACATCAAGCCCGAGCACCTGGATGCCTGGCTGAATCCGGACCCGAGGAACCTGCAGGCGCTCTACGACATCTTCGACGACAAGCGCCACCCGTTCTACGAGCACCGCAAGGCCGCATAGGCCGGGCCTCACCGGCGCAGCTGCCTCGAGCGAGACCTGGTGCGCCGCTTCCGGCCTGCGGCTGATTCAATCCAGGGACCGTTCGCGCCAACCGTCGGCTGGGTAGCGCAATGTCCGGGCCTCGACGCCTGGGGCCATGATGACGATCAGCAGGCTCCCGTCGTCCTGCACGTACCCAAGCTGCAGCATGAGGCCGGCGGTGAACGCGCCGCCGCGGTTCTGGGCTCTCACGTCAGCAACCGCCGCAGCCAATTCAGCGTTCGCACCTTCGGCGGTGAGCATCACCGTGGCCATGGAGATCATCGTGCCGGGGTAGTTCGACATGGTCGAGGCCTCAGGTGCGACAGGGAGAACCTACCATCTCACCGACCTGAGACCCAGGCCGGCTAGGCTGCCGGCATGACCCTACCCGAAGGCTTCCGCTGGGCCAGGCGCTGGCAGTACAGCACGTGCGACGACGCGCTCACGCTGGACGGTGAGCAGGTCGCGCTGCTGCTGGATCGAGTTGACGGCGGGTGGTTCGCCCGCCTGGAGTGCCAGAAGGGCGGTGTGAGCGAGCCGCTGGTCACGAGGCGCTGCTCGAGCTACGAGGCCGGGAAGCGCGGGTGCGAGCTGTGGGCAGCCCGGCACGAGGCCCGACTTCGCCGGGAGGTTGCGGAGAAGATCGCGGCCCGGCCGGTGCACAACGGCGCCGGCGGGTGGAGTCGCCCCGGGGAGAAGTAGGGGCGGGGTGCGCGGGGCGGATCAGAGCCGGTCGGCCAGCTCCTCCGGGTCCGCCTCGTAGTAGTGCATGAGGCTGCGGATGTCCCGGTGGCCGATCATCCGGGCCAGCTCCATGACGTCCAGCTTCTTCGACAGGCGCCAGATGGCCTCGGCCCGGCTGTCGTGGAAGTGGAGGTTCTGGACCTCCGCGGCGGCCACGGCGCGCCTGAACAGCGCGTCCCGCGTCCCGGGCAGCAGGTCGAAGCACGGCCGGCCCTCGATGCGCGGCAGCGCCTGTAATAGTTCGCGCGCGCGCGCGGAGAGCGGCACGACCCGAGCGTCCCCGTTCTTGGTGTCCGGCAGCTTGGCGGTCCGCGCGCCGACGTCGGCCCATGTCAGGCCCAGGATCTCCCCGGCCCGCATGGCGGTCTCGAGCGCGAGCAGGAAGGCGAGGGCGGTCCTCTGGCCGGCGGTCTCGCATTCGAGGTCCGTGAGGCCCAGCGCCAGGGTCACGCGCTCGATCTCGTCGGCGGTGATGCGGCGGCGGCGCGGCGGCGGCGAGGGCGGACGCTTGACGCCCCTGGCCGGGTTGGCGCGCAGCCAGCCCCATTCCCCGGCGCACTGCTCGAGCACCGAGATCAGCAGGTTCATCTCCCGCCGGACCGTGGCCTTGGAGACCGACTGCAGGCGCCGGTCGCGCAGCTCGGCGATGTCCGTCTTCCGGATCAGCTCGAGGACGCGGCCGGCGAGCGCGTCTCGCTCGAGCAGGCCCAGGCGCGCCAGCTCCCACCGCTCCCCCTTCCTGCCGCGGCTGACCTCGGTCCCGAACCGGCGCAGGGCTTCGGCCAGGGTGTGCTCGGGCAACCGGGCGCCGGCCAGCTCCTGCTCACGCTGGGTGGCCCAGGCCACGGCCTGGCGCTTGGTCGGGAAGGTGGCGGACTCCCGGCGGCCGTCCTTGTAGAGTTCGGCGCGCCAGGTCGCCCCGCGCTGTCGGTAGGTCGGCAT